TCACGGCCGCCGGAACTTGCGCCATCGCGGATGCTGCTCGAAGAAACGGTCGTCGACGAACGCGAAAAACGGCAAAACGGATGAGTCTGCCTCCGAGATCTCACGATCAGCGATCGTGGGGCTGGCATCGATATGCACCGACGCCGACCATCCGTTGACCTCGTTGACGAAGTCATAGACCTCGAGAAACGGGATGCGAAACGAGGTGACTGGCATAAGACCCTCCTTTCGGAATGGCATCGATGCATCATCGCTCGTTTCGTCAGACGTGAAAAGCCCCGCTCGGGACCTACCGACGCACCTATGGCATTCTGGAGGCTCGTCGCACTGGAGAACGACATGCGCACGATTCAGGAAGAATTCAGCGATTCCGACGACGACTGGTTCGGGTTCGCCTCGGCGCAAGACCGGAAGGACGGTCGTTCACTGCGGGCGTACCTACTACGTTACGCGGACCGCATCCCGGAACACCATGTCGTCGTGAACGTCGAGCTCGTGCTGCGGACGGAGTATCCACCTCGCGGCATTCGTCCGCCGTACCTGAGCGTCGTCCACTTCGATCCGGGGCACTCGACCGACTTGCCGCTCACGTGGAAGCGCAAGATCGAGGATCTCGACTTCGACCACACGATCACGTACGTCGAATGCGGATACGACATTTTCGACTCGTTCAGCGACGCGAAGATGGACCTGACCGCGCGCGGGTTCTACCTCGAGCCGCTCAACTAGCCACCGATCCACGTCTGGACCGCCGTTACTTCGGCGCCGTCAGCGCGTCATAGTCGCGCTCGCACTGCTGGCCGGCGATGCGGGCACGGTCAGCATACTCTGCCAGGTCGCCCGCGCGCTGGTCAGAGCGGCCGAGCACGTCGGCAAGCAAATCGAGGGCGTCGCCGGTTGCCGGGCCTCCGGCGGCAGCGGCGGGATGGCGGGCGGCGGCGACGAGCTGGTCGACGCGCTGCTGCAGGCTGCCAGCGGCAGCACGAGCAGCAAAAGCATCCGCGAGCGCGGCCGTGCGTTGTTGGTTTGCATCTTTCGCAATCTCCGATTGAGCCGCGGTGCGGCGTTGTTCCTCGGCGCGCACGGCGTCCACCGCCTTCGCTTGAGCCGTCGCGGCGTCAGCCTTCATGCCTGCGATCTCGCGCGCGCTGACCAGGTGGACCGCATACGCTCCGGCCGCCGCGCCGAGCAACGCAGCGAGCACGTACGGCCATGCCAGCTTCAGAAATATCATCTCCGCTCCTTCGCATGCAGCTGCTTCAGTTCGTCCGGCGAGTAGACGAAGCCCGGCAGCAGGAACGCCTGCACGCTCCAGACCGGATCGCTTTCCTCGTGCCGGCCGTGATCCTTGCCACGGTGATGGAGCGCGCACAGCAGCAGTTGGTTGTAGGTCGAGTCGACGAACGCCTCCGGCTGGGCCGGGTCGAACGCCTCCCAATCGAAGCCCTGCGTCAGCTTGATCACGTCCCAGATCGGGTGCTGGCGCGGGATCGGCACGGTGCGCTGAAGCTTGTGGCTGAACATCGTGTCGACCTGGTTGAGCGCGACGCCGCGGATCCACTTCCAGTCGATCGCGTGCGAGAACGCCCACTCGAAGAACCGGTGATGCGACTCGACGGCCTGGTCGTCACCGCATACCGCGCAGACGTAGCCGCCGGCCGCCTTCATCTCGCGCTTGCTTGCGCGGAACGTCGGCGACTCGGTGCGCGGCTCGTGGTCGGGATAGAAGACGTCCTCGGCGAGCGTGCGGTGCGTTTCGTGAGATTCCTCAACATCCATAAAACCTCCGGGCAATAAAAAAGCCCCCGGGGATGCCGAGGGCCACGTAACAACGTCAGAACCAATCAGTGATGTGCTGAGCCGCGGTGCTCGCGATCGGTATATCCGGACGCTCGCCGCATCCTCCCTTGATCGCGGGGCACCAGCTCCCCGAGCCTCGTGAGCCCGCGCATCGTAATGCGCACCTGCTCGCTGACGCGCTCGTCGCCAGTCACTCGATCGGTGTAGGGGGTGCTCTTGTGAACCAGATAGCCAGCCTGCTGCTTGTCGTGATACGCGAGCCACCCAGACTTGCCGGCGCGATGGTAGATCCAACCATTCGCGCTCAGCCACGCCGTCAGCTTGCTCGGTTGCATCTGGAGCGAACTGGCAGCATCGCGGATACACATCGATCCTTCGGCGTCGGAAATCCGCTCGTACGTCTCGACCTTCGGCGCCGCAATTGCGAGTGCCTCTTCAGCCTTCGCCTTCTGGTCGGCCAAATCGGCCGCGAGGCGAAGTGCTTCGGGCAGCGTCTTGGGCAATGCGGCTGCGCCGCTTTCCAGTTCCTGCCACCGGTCCACCAGCCTGGCCGTGAACTGCGGCGAAAGCTGTGCGACCACGACGATGCTGTCGCGCTTACCGCGTTCGCCGGTAAAGACATAGACCTGCGTGATGCGCGGACGCCCCATCGCATCATTACCGGGTTTATCCTCAATTTGAGGACGGACGATAACCCCTTGATCTGCAAGAGATTCAATGGTTCGCTTCACGTTGTCGTGGCGCTTCTCGACCAGATCGGCAATTTCCTGGCTGGTCATCCGGAGGGCGGCATCCGAGCCGCCGAAGATCAGGGCGCCCATCAGTGCACCTCCCGGCTGACCGACAGCACGTCCGCGCAGCCCGCGTCGAGCAGGTCCTCGGTGTTCTCGGCGACGAACTGGCCGAGCGCCGCGAGGTCAACGGCAACCTTCGAGGACTCGCCGGCCGTGGCCTTGATTGCGACGAAAAGCGCGTGCATGTAACGAAGATGGTTGTCCATCATGCTCGACAGGTCGACCACGCGCCGTTCGAGCGGCCGGGATTGCTGAACCTTGTCATTACCCGATGTAGTGCTATCATGTCTCATGACGATTGTTCCTTTGCTAGGGGTTCACTGCGTCACTAACGCCCGACCGGTTGCCGCCGGCCGGGCGTTTTCCGTTTGGAGGCTCAAAATCAACCTCGCGTTGATCTCCGCGCTCAAGCTGCGGAAATTCCTCTGCGCCGCCTCCTCCAGCACGCCTTTCATTTCCTCCGGCATGCGAATGTTCACCTGCGGCATCGATCTGGCACCTTTCATCAGACCTCCAGTTTGTAAACACTGTGCACACATCATAGTAGCCATTTGATATGATCGCAAGTGGCTATCATGGAAAAAATATCAAATGGCTAGTATTGTCCGCCCCATGAGCAAAGACACCAAAGCCCCGAGCCGTAGCGCCGACCAGTTCGTCGTGCGCTTACCGGACGGAATGCGCGAGCAAATCGCAGAGGAAGCGAGGAAGAACAATCGGTCCATGAACGCCGAGATCGTTGCTCGACTCGAATTCAGCCTCGATCCGAACAACGACCCTGAGCGCATTGCGGCGCTCGATCAGGTCGCCGAGTACACAAAACGAGTACTGGACGCGACCGACGGTGAAATCGCGGCAATGAGGCGACTAGTCGACGCACAAGAGGCGATGCTTTCCGTTACCGGCGGCTATTTGAAAGCAATGGCAGAGAGAGTGCCTCAGTCGGAAAACGAAGTGTCGAATGAACTTGTAGCCCTCATGGCAAGCCTCGGATCTGCCTTGGCAGAACACGAAATCGACGATGCGATCGGAGCTGTGCGAAGAATGTCGGAACTCGGCACAACGATGGGCATCCTAGAAAAAGACCCCGAGACCGGTAAATACAAACGAACTGCTCTGGGCGAGAAAATCCACCACGCCCCTCGAACGCTGAACCCATCCGAAGATCAAGAAAAGTCAGCAGCTCCTCCTAAGCGACGTATGAATACACGACGACGCCCCTCCGAATAATCTGTCATAGGCCCCGCTCGCACAGTGCACGCTCTTCGGCGCGCCGCTTCACGAGTCCGGGCAGCACGCGGCCGCCGGCCGTCACCCACTGCGGGCGGCCGTTGTCCGCCTCGTTCAACGCGCGGCACGCGCCCTTCCAGTCGCCCGCTTTGAACCGCTTCGCCGTCGTGCTGCCGCAGTACGCGCCCGCGCCGACGTTGTAGGCGAAGCTCACCGCGGCCGCGAGCTGGTACGTGTGCCCCTTCAGGACCGGCGTGCACTTCAACACCGGCTCGGCGTGTTCGATCAGCCGTTGTTCGAGCCGCGCGCGGCACTCGTCCGGCGTGAAGCGCTGGCCTGCGCGCACGTCCTTCGTGTCGCCGTTGCAGGCCGTGATGATCCCGATCGGGTCAGGCCGTGCGACGAGCTCGAGCCCCTCGAACTTCGGGACCATGGAAAAAAGAAGGGCTGCCGCAGCAGCCCCCACAACACCAGCGAGTGTCTTCTTCGGTACGTTAGCCATCGAGCAATGCCCTCTTCCCTTTGTTCTTGACCAGGTAGTACGCCTGCAGCCCGATGTACGCGATCGTCGCGACGGCCACCCACCAGTTGATGTCGTGGCCGGTGAGCCACAGCCAGAAATTGCTTCCTACCGCAGGCGCCGCCTTGGCTGCGCTCACCGCGAGATCGTTCTTCATCGAGTCCCCGAAATAAAAAAGCCGCCCGAATAAGGGCGGCCAAAAAAATCAGACATATGCTATCTAGAATTCGAAAAGAACACCTTGATATGCGCCCGGCGAATTCCTATAAACATCCTTGGAAACAAAATATTCCGCCGTCCGAGCCCCCATACCAATCCCCATTCGTCTCATTCCCTCGATGCTGAAATTAGTGATGTGAACATCGTTGTCAGCAAATACATCCGCCCTGTGCTTTTCGTTTAGCTTCCCAGCCGTCCAGAGAAATTTCCACTGGTTGCGCTCGACGAACGGTACGCTGAGATAGATCGCGCCGTCTCGATTGAGGTGACGGCGCATCAACTCAAACAATTTCCGTGGATTTTCCAGATGCTCGAATACTTGAAGCGCAACAATTAAGTCATATTTCGTTTTATGATTTTCATCAAACATCCCCAGCCTGCTGTCGACTTTCAGATTTTCAATGGCGAACCTATGGCAATGCGGATTCACCTCAAAGCCAGTGGCATTTAATCCATAATCTGTACACGCTTTCAGGAAAAATCCTGCTCCGTGTCCGATTTCGAGAACTGATCCTACACCCGGTAGGCGAGTCAATATCTCCAAGGCAAGCTGACTCTGTAATGCGTAGTGGTTTTCCCTATCCGCGAACAAGAACTCGAAATCCAGCAATTGCTGGGAGTCGTCCTCAACGTACCCGGTGCGGTGGAAAAAGCTGTTGCAATCCATGCAGAATCGCTGCGGATATGTCAACCCCGTACGCGCACCAACAACATCTTGAACATGCAATGTATAAACTGAATCACAAGCTGGACAGCGAACTTCTGCATTCACAATATACCCCGAGATCCTGTTTGGACGAGCGATCTTAACACCTGAATTCACTCGCCGGAATCAGGCCATCTTCAAGATGAAGTATCAGGGTTGCTGAAGTGTACGCCGTCGTATAGCGCACCGATACTCACGTAATCAGTGTCCGCTAGTTCGATCGCATTCGAACCGGAAGGCGGGCTCCACTTGTCGACATTTCCGTCCCAGAGGCAGATGTTGGAAACGACGCCGTTTTCCACAATCGCGTATCGAGATACCGTGTTCATTGTTTCCTCATTACCATTCGATCTGCACGTGACCACCACTGCCGGGAGCGCCGGCTCCTCCAGTGGAGGACGCCGCGGCATAGCAAGCACCGCCACCTCCACCACCGGAGCCGTATCCACCAGCCGCGCGCCCCGCTCCTCCCCCAGCGACGGACGTGCCCCGGACCGCTCCGCCCCCTCCGCCGAAAGGTCCGGAACCACCTGCACCGCCACCGCCATAAGCTATACCGTCCATGCCCAGTCCTCCGCCCGGAAAGCCACTCGAGCCCGAGCCGCCGCCCGGTATAAGGCCGCCTCCACCACCGCCGCCGCCGCTTAGCGTGGCCAACGAGCCTATTGTGGTATTGCCCCCCGATGTGCCCGCGGTGCCGTTGTTCGCGCCCGCAGCCCCTCCGGGTCCACCTGCACCCCCTGCTCCGATCGTGATTGGGATTACCTGCCCCGGTGCCACGGTAAATGCCGCACGAATCAGGGATTGCCCAGCTCCACCACCAGAACCGCCGCCCGCATTGTTCGCGTTGCCGGAATTGCCTGCAGCACCACCTCCCCCGCCGCCGCCCGCAGTCCCAGAAATAAAGATTGTCGTAACACCGGGCGGCACGGTGAAGGTGGAATTCGACGTATAGGTGGCGAGTCCCTTTTGCTGTTGCTGAAGAGCGTGACTGCCCTGCGTCGCCGGGGCGACCTGCTGCGCGCCACCAATGCATTCGAACAACACCCAGCACAATGCGCCGCCGTTGAGTAGCGGGCCGACATAGGACACGAGCGTCGCAATTCCGTTGGCGACCATCTCGCCGCCCTGCAACGCAGCACCGCCCAGGCCGAAGATCGGCCGCGATGCGAGCCCATCCGGCGAATAGGTCGACGCACCGGTATTCGTCACCTTAACAGCGATCGTCTGCACAACACCGCTCACCGTCGGCAGGGCCGTCATCGGCACCGCATTGGCAGCGGCCAAAGCGTTCACCGACCCCGTATCCGTCAAGATGACTCGCTGCTTCGACGCAGCGTTGACGGCTTTCGTGAAATTGGCGAGCAACGTCGGCGTGGTCCCGTCGTCAACTGCCGCCTGTCCAGACTGCGCGACGATGAACTGTGCGATCACGGCAGCCATGATGCTCGACTGGCGCCATACCTTGTTCAACTGGACGGATTGCGCCGTGCCGGACACGAAGCCTGTCGCGAGTGCGGTGAGCGCAGCGTACGTAGCCTGATCAACAACGTTCGCACCCGGGCCGGTCGCGAACGGCAGGAAGTCGTTCTGAATCGTGGGCATTGATGCTCCAGAAATGAAAAAAGCCGCCCTAAAGGCGGCTTGCTATGCAGGTGGTACGGTCGGTTACAGCGCGGTACCCCAGACGCCGGTGTCGAATCCGGCGACCAGATCGTTGTTCATGTCGAAACCGAAAAGTGGTGCCCCGTCCACCGACGTGACGACCGTGTATGCGACCCGAACTCCCTCCGGTTTCAGCGGGATGTAGCCGCCGGCGAGCAGTGCGAGGAACACCGCGGACGGCACCTTTCCCGCGATCGCGATCGTCATCGACATGTCCTGGTGGTCCTCGATGAACACGTATGTGTCCGAGCCGAAGATGCTGTTCAGGATCGCCGCACTCGATTCGAGCGTCCCGTCCCAGTGGTTCGCGCCGATCTTCGCGCGGATGACAAGCCGGTACGTGTCGTCGTCCAGCACCGTGAGGCCGGTGTCCGGGTCGAACGGCCCCTTCCAGATGCCCTGATCGAATCCGAGGCCAGCGACATCGAACGAGAAGTAGATGCCGGACAGCGGCGTGCGGATCTTCCGCGACACGCCGACCCAGAGGCCGACGTCGTCCAGCTGCACGCCGACCGCGTTATCGAGGTCGAACTTGCCAGGCATGCTCTCCAGCACGTTCATCTGGTCAACGATCGGCTGCACGAGCGCGCCGAGCACCGCTGCAAACCGCGGCAGGCCACGATGCTCGGATGTGATCAGCGCGGTGTAGTCGGTCAGATCCGCCATCAGGTCACCACCAGAGTCACGTTCGCTGGCGTACACGACGCCGCCTCGTTGAACAACAGCGCAACGTCTGGCGCACCAGCGCCGCGCGGGCCGGTAAGAGTCAAGCCGGACAGCTTGAACGTGACTCCGCCGCCCACGCCGTTCGCCGCTGTCAGTGCGTCACCCCATTCGACGCTGCCGGACAGGCCGCCACCGATCTGCACGCCGTTGATGTAGTCCGACACGGCCTGCTGGATCTGCTGACCGGTCTGGCTGGTGTAGCCGGTCAGCGCCTTGATGGTGACTGTTGCCCCGGTCGGCGCGGGCACCGGCCGGAAGAACCTGATCGTGATCGGGCGGCCGTAGATGTCCGTGACGATGATGGCAGTCGTGCCATACGTCCCCGAGCCCGGCGTCTTCTTCGCCGCGATCGCGCTCGCGATCGCCGTGGCATCGCCGCCCTCGACGACCAGCGAAATCGAATGCGACGGGATACCGTTAGCGTCGGTGGCGCTGGTGTCGTTTTCGTAGGCGACATACCGCGTGACGCCCGGCACGTTCGCCACTGCACCGATGATGCCGTCGAGCACCGTGAGCGACGGCAGCGCCGTCGACACGGTCTGCCGCTGCCGCAGCGCCGCGTCTTTCTCGACTGGCGCACCCTGCGCGGCGTCCGCCGGGTTGGTCACCGACTGCCAGCCGAGTGCGGGCGTCGCGATCTGGTTGATCGTGCCCGCGCGCGCCGAGATGTCGCCGATCGCCGCGCACGTGGCCGTGACGGTGATCGTGCCGCTCGGCGGGATCGTCACCGTGGCCGGCAGCATCCACTGCACGCCGTTGGCGTCCTTCGCCGCGCCGTTCGTAATCGTCTTGCCGGCCTGCCCGACCAGCACCAGGTCGGCGCTCGAGAACGACGCGACCTTGCGTGCGATGCCGTTGATCTTGACGTTGCTCGATAGCGCATCGCCCTGCGCCGTCGCCGGGCTGAACGACCGATAGATCGCGATCGCGACCGAGTTGACGTCGCTGATGGCTTTCGCGAACACGCCGAGCAGCTGGCCGTCCTGGCTGTCCGGCTCCAGGTACGTGTCTGCGCCGTAGATCGAACGGTACTGATCCTGCAGATACGCGAACACGTCCGCGTACGTCGGCGCAGTGATGCCGTTCGCATCGATGGTGGGAGCGAGGGTCGTGAGAGTCACAATGTCGCCTGTACCGTGGTGGTGCCGTAGATGGTGTTGATCGTCGCGGTGACGGTCAGTACGCGCGTCTCGGGATCAGCTGTGCTCGTGTAGCTGACGAGTTCGGTCACGCCCTGCGTGCCGAGGATGCACTGGCGGATCGCCGCGTCATACTTGCCGCTCGTGTACTTCCCGAGCACGTCCGTGGCCCACGGCATGCCGGCCGTCGTGTCGAGAAACCATTCGCCGCGCAGCAGCCGCAGGCGCGTCAACACGGCCTGCGCGACCGTCTCGGGCGTGTTCACGAGGAAGTCGGCCGCGCCCCCGCCGAAGACGTAATCGCCGTCAGCGTCGAGTTTTCGGTATCGCATGGAGCCCCAGAAACGAAAAACCCCGCGCGATGCGGGGTTTGGTTGAGGGTGATGTGCGGTCAGTTGACCTGACCGGTGTTGCCGCCCTGTGCATCCGGGTGCGTGTGCGTATCGTCGACGCGCTTGCCGTTCGCCGTGATCTGACCGATCACGTTCAGCACGCCGTTGAAGACTGCCGCGGCGCCGCTCACCGCGCTGCCGACCATGCCGCCCACGAACGTCAGCAGCCCCGTGATTGTCACGGCTGCGGAGAACGTCGACAGAGGCGCGACGACATCGAAGCCGCCCGGCGCGACGATCTTGACCTTCTGCAGCGTCGGGTTCAGATCGATGTACGTCGCGCCGTCGTCGCTGCGCAGCTGCGTCGAGGTTCCGCTGACGCCGGCGAGCGCGCGCGGCCGCGATCGAAAGCCCAGCAGCGCGAACCCGTCCGACAGGTCGTGCATGCGCAGCTCGGCCTGCTCCTGCACGCCGCCCGACTGCCACCAAGCGTCGATGCAGCGCGAGGCGAACACGACGAGGCACTCGTCACCCGGTGCCACGGGAAACGTCAGCGTACAATCCCCGCCAGCAGGGAACTGCACCGGGCAGTCAACCAGCAACGGCAGCGCGACGCTCTGTATCGTGCCGCTCGGACCTCTCGCCTGCACCTTAATGGCCGGTTGCACGCTACACGTCATCGCCGCAGGGTCGAAGGACTGAATTTCACCCGGCAAAGCCGTCCAGATTTCCGAGCGCTGTCCGCGCAACACCGCACGCAGCGATGCCAGCGGGTCGCCGATTCGCTCTTTTCTATCCATGGAGAAAAATGAAAAAGACCAGCTCGATTTTGGCGATTGCGGCAACCATAGTCACCGGAAACGCATTCGCGGCCGATACTGAGGCCTATGTGCTCGCCAGCAAGCCTCCTGCGTATGGAATGATCCCAGCGGCAAACATGATCTATGCGCTGATGTTGAAGGATCCCTGCCTGCTACCGATTGCCAATGCAAAGAACATGCGCATGGCGGCGATCTTCAACAACAAATTGCGCCCTGATCACCCCGATATTGGCTGCTGGGGCCGCACTCTTCATCCATCAAAAGCTGAAGTATTTGTTATCGGACCAACCGGGGAAATCATCTCTGGCATGTCTTTGACGGCGTTCGTAAGAGCGACCATCAACCGCGATGGAGATGGAACTGCGCTGGGACCCGCGATTACGCCCGAAGATTTTCGGAAGAATATCGATGAATATCAGAAATCGATTCGTTAGCCATACGGCTTGATCACATCGAGTTTAGGCGGTACGGGACCCGAAATTCCCTGCTCGGCCTTGGCCAACAAATCGACAGCGATTGGGGTGGCATCTACAGCAAGACAGATCGCTTCCGTGTACCAGTCATTGCCTCGCGTGTCACCCCAATGCTCGTTCGTCATCACATAGTAGTAGCCGTCGGTTTTTTCTGGGCTATTGATCTTGTTTTGACCAGCAATAGCACCGTTCTCGGCTTGCTGTTGATTGTTCAAACTGAACTCATACCGCTGAATGCTACGATTATCCAACTTGATGAGCCGCCCAATCTTAACGCTCGGGTTCAACAGCATCTTCACTGTGATGCCGTTCTGAGTTTGCTCGGGCAGTCCGACCATGCCGGATTCATACGTAATCGACGGTATCTCGCCGGGCACGTATGACGTTTCCGGCACCATCTGCATCTTGCCGTCCTGTATCGACCAGAGCGTCTGGGTCGATCGCGCGACCGTCTCCAGATGGTCCCGCGCCATGCCAAACATGACCTTACCGCGCGGCAGTGGGCGTCCGCCGAGATCAGGCCGATAGCCTTCGGCCACGCCAAATTGCCCCATGGCAGCAGTACACACCCTCACGTGATCCTCAGGCGTCGAGCCGGCAGCTAGCGTCGTGTTCACAACGGCGAAGTTGTACGCCATGTCTCCATCAGCTGCGGTGATGTCGAGAAACGTGTCCGTCTGACTCTCGCGACCACGGCGAACCTGAACCAGAGACCCGTCGAAGATGATCCCATAGTTGCCCTCGTACCCCGCCTGCAGCACGACCCGCGAATACTCACGCTCAACTTTCTGAGCGGTATTGTCCGCAACGTTGTAGACGCGGATCCGCGCCGAGTTCGGCGTCTGCAGATCGCCCCGCTGCACGCGGAACACGATCCGCAGCTCCGACAGATCGAGCGCCTCGCCGCTGTCGAAGCCGATGATCAGCGATACCTTCCGGCCGAATTGCTCAACACTCATTGGTCCGTCACCCAGATAACATGCGATCCGATGCCGAGATCCTCGTACGTCGGAACGTCGTCAGGATCAGCAGCGCCCTGCACCCACAGCCGCCCTTGGAAACCCAGGTGCTTGTACTGGCCGAGCAGATCGATGCCGGTCACCAGCGGGATGCCAGACACCAACGGGTTGTCCGAAGCGTCCGCGATGTCCAGCACCCAGCCCGCGCCGCCGGCCTTGCGGTACTGGACGGTCAGGCGATAGTCGGTCCCGCTCAGCGTCACGGTGAAGCGCTCCGGGCGCGGCGAAAACGGAATCTCGAAGAAGCTCGGCATCACATACCCCCCGGCGGTACTGCGCCGCCCGGCACCGGCGTCGCCGGCACGGCGGCCTTCGTACCGCCGTTGCCGGTCTCGGCCGTCGACGCCGGATCGGCCTGGTTCTCGCGCGGCGGCAACTTCGTCGCCTGCGTCGACACGATCTTGATCTGCTTGAGCGTCGCCGTCAGGATCAGCGCGCTCGATGTCTTCGCGTCAACCGTGAGCCGCAACCCCTGCAGAAGCATGCTCTGATAGGTCCGGCGGCTCGTCGTGACGTCGACCGGCGTGCGTGCCTGCTGCAGCGCCAGCAGCTGCGAGTAGATCGCGTTGATGTACTGCGCCGACGGCAAGCCGCCGCCATCGAACGTCGCCTCCGCCGCACCGAGCAGCGCTTCGTAGTCGGCATTGCTCCAGCCGCACCGCATCGCGAGATCCGGCTGTCGCTTGAACGCGTGGTCGGTGATCTGCGCCCCTTGCTCGACCGGGTGCTCGGTGATCGCGAGCTCGTCGTTGTAGACCTCTTCGATCGCGACCTGCACCGTGATGCTGCCGATCTTCTTCGGCGAGATCATGATCATGTCGAGGATCACGAGACCACCCCCTGTAGATTGCGCACCATGTCGGCGTTCACCGCGCGCTGCTCGCGCTCGACGGCGCGACCGGCCGCCGAAGGATCGCCAGCGCCGGTCACGTGGATCTGCGTGGACTGGTGCAGCTCGACCTTCGCCGGGCCGCCGCGCGCCGCCGACTGCGCGGCCAGCGCGCCGGCCGGCTGATACGTCGCGCGCGTGTTGCGCAGCGCGGCCTCCATCTCGGCGGCCGTGATGCTCGCGCGGTTGTTGCCGTTGCCGGCGTAGTAGCTGCGGCCGGTGTCCGGGTCCGCGACGCTCGCCCACTCGCGCGACGCCGCGCGCAGCGCGCCGCGCAGATCGTCGCTACGCCCTTCGACGTAGTCGGCGATCGCGCGGCGTTTGTTGCGTACGAGGTATTCATCGAAGATCCGGTCCTGCAGCTTCCGGTCGAACATCTCCGAGCCGTTCAGTTTCAACCCGCGCGCGGCCTCGGCCAGAGTTCTGCCGATGATCTGGTACCGGCCGGCAGCGTTGAACTGCCCGGCGCGTTGCGCAGCCATGACCTGCGCGAGCGTCATGCCCTCGAGATTCTCGGTGCCCGCGCGGTAGCCGCCGCGCGCGCCACGGTTGACGCTGTTGTAGTCGCCCTCGCCGCGTGCGATCAGCCGGCCGAACGCCGTATCAGCGAGGCGCGACATCGCACCGGCAAGGTCTGCCGGCGTGACCGGCGCAGGTCCCGGTGCCGGTACAGGTGCAGACGCGCGAGTCGGCGTCTGCGCGGGAGCGGCGCCGCGCGGCGGCGTCAGCTTCGCGCCGCCGCCGTCCTTCATGCTGTCGATCTCAGCCTGCGTGTAGCCGCCGGTCGAGTCGAGGCCGCGCCGATCCTGCAGCGTGAGGATGTCCCACAACGAACGGAACCGGCCGCCCGACAGCTTCGTGATCAAGCCGTCGATCTGATCGCGCACACCGTCGCCGATCTTCCAACCGAGAAACGCGGCGCCGACGGCGGCCGCGCTCGAGGCCAGCGCGGCAAGCTCAACACCCATCGCGGAGAGCAGACCAGTTGCGCCACTGGCCGCCGCACCGCCCGCGCGCAGCGCCGCCACCATCTTCCAGATGCCGCCGGCGATCTTGAATACGCCGAGCGCCTTCAGCGCCACTCCGAGCAGCAAAATCTTCGTCGACCAACCGTCCGTCGCCCTGTCGAGCCCGATAAGCCGGTCTACCAGCTTCGCAAGCGGCGGCCCGGCGGCCTCGGCCACTTTCAGGATGGCACTCGCGATGTCGGCGATCCTGTTCGCGATCTCGTCACCGTGGTCGTCCATCCAACGCTGAAACCGGTCGAGCTGCGGCCCGACCTTCTGCAGCATCGCGCCCTCGACGCGGATCCCGAGGTTCTCGAACGACGTGCCGAGCCCACGCAGCTGCGTCATGAAGCGGTGCGAGTCGTCGGCCGCCTTGTCCAGGCCGGTCGTCTTCGACATTTCGCGATACTGCGCGAGGAGCTTCTCGAAGTCCCCGTTGCGCATCGCGAGCATCAGGTTCTCGTCGATGCCGAAAATGTTGCCGTACTGGCTGGCAAGCCACGTCGGCTTGTTCGCCAGTGACTTCCCGAGGTCGGACATGATGTCGACCGTGTCGCGCAGTTCGCCGTTCGCGTTGCGCGTCTGCACGCCGAGCGTCGCGAGGTACCCCTCACCCGCCGGGTTGTTGCGCAGGAAGCGCGCGAGGTTCTCGATCGTGCCGGTCGCCGCCTCGGCCGAGACGCCCATGTTGCGTGCGGCGAACTCGAAGCCGCGCAGGTTGGTCGCCGATGCGCCGGTCCGCTGCGACACGAAGTACAGGCGCTCGAGCTTCGACGCGAATGCCGCGACGCCGGCGCTCACGGTGAGCGCGGCGCCGGACACCGTAGCGATCAGCTGCTTGACGCCCTTCGTTGTGCCTTCGACGCCTTCCTTGAAGTTCTTCAGGCCCTTTTCGTCGACCTTGAAGCCGAGCGCGACCAGGAACTCGCGGATGACGACCGAATCAGCCATTTTCTCTTTCCATCTTGCGGCGGTACGCCGCTTCGTTGTCCGCCCGGACGGCGAGGGAATCGTTCATGAGCGCGACGTCGGCCAGGCCGAGCGTCCCGTCGAGCAACGACTCGTACCGACACATCTGCGCATGTACGGGCGCGAGCAGCCAATCCTCACCGCCGGGCAGCGTGCGGATCCAGCCTACGTCGCCGCCGGGCTGCTCGCTTGGCTGGTAAGCAGCCCGCTGATAAAAGGGCCGAGATTCGCCACCACGACGCGCACGACCAGCGGCAGCATCACGTCGATGCCGATGTCGTCGAACATCGACGTCTTGTGCGCGATGTTCCAGACCTTCGCCCAGCCCGCGCCCTGCCAGCGTTCGACAACGGACAGGCACGTGCCTAAGACGTATTCGGCATCCTCGTCCTTCAGGCCGGCCAGCGCGTCGGCGAACGGTTGCAGCACCGGTGCGATCGCGTCGACCATCGACAGCAGCTCGCGCGAGCGGTCGGCTGCGGGTGCCGACGCCGCGGCGGCCGCAGCTTCCGTACCTTCCACCCGTTCGGCCAGCGCCGCGAGCGCGGCGTTTGCGCGCTCCTGCTCGCGCGCGACGTCGGCCTGCTCGAGCTCGGCGTAGAACTTCATCAGTACCGGGATCATCGGCGGGATGATCGGCGCGATGCGACGCGACACGTGAAACTGCTGCATCGCGTTCAGCTTGCCGATCGCGTACCGCGCACCGTTCAATTTGAGTTCGGTCGTCATGCTCAGTACGTCCCGAGGATGTTGTCGATCTTGATCGCGTCGAAGACCCATTCGACGGTGTCGCCGTCCTTCGCGTACTTCAGGTCGGGAGCCTTCTTGAACGCGCAGCTGCGTGCGGTCATCACGTCGCCCGCTGCCGTCTGCCGAACTTCGATCAGATTCTTGCCCCACAGGCGGCTGTCGAGCGACTGCGCGTCGTACAGCGCCATCAACTTCGCGTTGATCGGCGCGGTCTTGAGGTATCGCAGCGTGACCTGCCCGGACTTGTCGGCATGCAGACTGTGCATGCCCTCGCCATCCGAGCCGACCGTCATCGTGTTCTTGTCGCCCGCGCGCACGATCGTGATGCCTTCTTCCGCGGTCGCTTCACCGTAGCCGAGCGAGAACGCGCCGCCCGGGCCGACGATCGTCGCCGCGACGTCCTGAAAGCTATAAGTGCTCATAGTGATATGCCCCTGTTACCGATTGACCGTGACCAGCACGTCGACGCTATGAATCGCTCCGGCTTCCTTCGCGGCGATCTGGAACGGCATCGCCTTCCGTGCCTCACGATCTGCTTGAGACTGCGTTGCGATCGGTGCCACGTAGATGTAGTAGCCCGTCGCGAGCGTGTCGCCCTTCGAGATAGCCCCGAAGCCATCGGAATTCCAGACGCCAGGCGCCAGATACCCATTGGTCACTGCAGCTTCGCAACCGGTCGCGAGCACTGCCGCCAGGCGTGCGTTGCCGGGATCCGTTTGAGGAATCTTCGTCGGGCTCTGATAGAGGTCGTTGTACAGGTCCGTTTGCAGGCGATTGCGGAACCAGATCGCGTTGTAGACCGAATCGGCGAAAATTCCGCTCGGCGTAACGCCGTACTGGATGATCGATGTGTCGTTGCTGTAGTTGACGAACACGTTGCAGTTCTTTGCCTGCAGTGCGTTCGCTTGCGAGGTGCTCAGATCTTCGGCAGCGACGCTCGGCTCCTGCTTGAACATGAGCGTGATCGTCGTGTTGTTCCCGTCGAAATTGACCGTCAGAAGGCGGCCCAGCAGTGACGAAACAGCGTACGGAGTCGCGCTCGAGTACTGCACGATCGTGTACTTGAGCTTCAGCGCCTTCAGCTTGCTCGCGATGTCCGTCGACACCGTCGCGTCGAGTACCTGGGGATTCTGCGTCGTGATCCCGTAGATGTGCCCCTGATCGGCTTCGATGAGGTTTGCGACAGCGATGTGCTGGTCGTCGGTGATCGACGCATCCGCGAAGTCGAGGCCGAGGAACTTATTCGCAAAGCGATCGAGGAACAGCGCGGCCGCGTCGACGGGCTGCTCCGGCGCGATGCCGTCCGCCGGCACGCCGGCGAGGCTGCTGGTCAGGCCGAGCATCGTCGAGATGTCGGTACCGGCGCCCGGTGCCGTTGCATAGCTGACCTTCGAATTCGTGCCGGTCGTGTTCGACGTCACGACGAACTGCGAGCCGGTCCACGCGATCGTCGCGCCCGTCAGCTTGGCGTTGATCACCGTCGCCACGCCGTTCAGGTTCGTCTGCGCCGAAAAGTCGAGCCCCGTGACCGACTTCGCCACGCCGTCGACCGTGATGCTGAACGCGCCGGTCGTGACCGCATCCCACAGCGCGATGTCCTGCTGCGCGGCCGACAGCACGCCGCCGCGCAGCGAGCCGGCCGTCGCCGTCTTCGCCCAGCGGCCGATCATCAGCTGTTGCGGCTGCGGCACCTGGTTGAAGTACAGCGCAGCAGCGTAGTACTCGGGCGTGTTCGTGCCGAAGTCCGGCGTCACCTCGTCGATGCCGCCGTACGACCGCGCGCGCTCGTTGGTGTCGATGACGGCCGACGGGCCGAGAATCAGCCCAGTGTTCAAATTCGCTCCCTGCGCCGCCAGCGCGGCGAGGTTGATCGTCACGTTGATCAAACGCGATACCGGCAATCCATTGGACATGCTGGTCCCCTACGAGTGGATGTTCGAAACGCCGGCCACGGGCGTCGACGAGTCAGTCGTCGTCGCCACGGTGGCCGATTTGAGGTTGAGGACCGCGTAGGTCCGGGAGATCTTGCGGCGCAGCGTCACGGTCATGTCGTAGCGCCGCACCCACTGCTGATTGACCAGGTCGGGCGCCGTGCGGATCGCGCCGACGCCGACGAAGGCCATGTCCTGCAGTTGGAGCTGCTCGCGGTTCTGCGGGATCGCCAGTCCGTCGGCGAGCCGCTGCGCGTATCCCTTCGCACGCGGCCCATAGAACGTGCAGAGGACGTCGATGTCCTGATGCCTGATGTAGGTGTCGTGCCCGTCGCCGGTGCCGTCGTGCTGGATCGCCGGCCCGGCGTCCGGCTCCTGCTCCTGGACGCCGAACGCGCACCAGTCGACGGACGGCTCCGGTTGCTTCGGCACGGTCGGCTGCCAGCGCGGCCGCACGAGGTCAGGCGCGAGCGCCGTGATGCCGGCGATCAGGTCGTGGACCAGGTTGTCGAGAGCATCGTCCTCGGCCGGCGGCGCATCGACGGCTGGCGCCAGGTATCCGCCGGTCGAGCTGTCGTTCATGGGGTCCCCGAAAGAGGCTTGATGTCGCACGTCGCGCAGACGAAGCCGCGGCCGAAGTGCGAGTAGTCGTTCACATTGACGACGGTGTAGGTGGTGCCATCCCAAATGACCTCGTCGGCGTCAGCGCTGCCGTCTGGTCCGCCATCGCGCAGCCGGAGCGGCGTGTGCAGCGTGATCGAGCCGATGATTCGGCTGCCGTCCGCGTTGCGGTGCAGGATGTCGCCCTTGTCGCTCGTCACGACGGCGGCGAACGGCGTCGATGCCGCGGTGTTCTGTGCGCGGCCGTGGCTGTCGACCGTCTGCGTCATGCGATTGCAGATCAGGCCCGTATCCATGAAATCCGGATCAAGGAGGACGTCGGTTACGTCGAGGAAGGCCATAGCGAGCGCACAAACGAAAAAGGGCCGCGCATGGCGGCCCTCGGGTCAGGCGGACTGAAAACTACTTCTTGCGGCGCACAACGTACGTCGTCGCGTTCCGGTACTGGCCGGTGTCGACCAGCGTGTTCTCCCGAGTGACGCCGCGGCGCCGGCGCGCGGCCAGCGTCGAGTCGGCGAGTTTGGGAGGGATGTTGCTGTTGATCTTCGCGCGCACGGAGTTCACCGCAACCTGGCCGGCGCGATTGAGGCTGCGGTCGACCTTCTCGAGGTCGCCGTCGAGCGCCGCTTCGACGCCCTTCTGCAGGTGCGGCTGGAACTTCGGCCGCGCGTCCTGCACGCCCGGCACCAGGTGCGGGCGGGCCGGGATGTTGTTGGCCGGCGAACCGTTCTCAAGGATGTATCCGATCTCGGCGTTGCTGAGCGGCTCGCCTTCGTCCTTGCGGCCGGCAGTGCTGTCGGGCACGCCGACGAGTACCTCCTTCTGCACGAGCCCGCTGATCGACTTCAGCACCTCGTCAAGGCGGTCGATTTTCATGCCGTCCATGGGATTCTCCCGACGGGCGGCGGCAGCGTTACAGCTGAATGCCGCCCGAGCCCATCATCTGCGCCAGGCTGAGATAGCGAACGCCGTACATCGTGGCGTTCCAGAAGCCGCCATCCTTGATGGCAACAGCCGCGGTGTCGTAGCTCGCGCTCACCTTGTCGACGGCTTTCGACGACTGCGGACCGGTCACTTGCCCGGGCACGCCGCCGACTGCGGCCGTCTTCTGGTCCTTCAACGCGAGCGCGAGGTGGTGCGCGGTGACCAGCGCGACACCCAGATCCGTCAGCTCGCGCCACCGATCAGCGTTGACGAGCGAGACCGCGACCGTCATCCAAAACTGGACGAGGGAGTCGGGGTACGTCGTCGTGTCGTTGAACTCGGGAAACGACTGTCGGAACTGGGCGATATCCACGTGTCACCTTGCCAAAATGCGGTGCCCGGCGCGCGCCTGCGCGGCGCGGCGCCGGGAGGCCATTATGCCTTCTTCCCGCTGCCGGACTTCTGGGTGGCGCCGTCGGCTGCGCCATCCTTCGCGGCCGCCGCGGCGTCCTTCTGGGCTGCCTCGAACGCCGCGACCCGCGCGGCGAGCTCCTGCTCGCTCGCCGCAACTGCAGCTTCGCGCGTGTCGAGCGCGGCCGCGCGATCGTCCAGCCCCTTGCCGAACGTATCCAGTTCGGTGCGCAGTTTGGCGAGCCGATCCGCCTCGGCCTGCAGATCAGCCTTCGCGGCCGCCAGCGCGGCAGCCTGATCCGTTGCACCGGCTTGCGAACTGGTCGAATCGCCGGATTTCTCCGGCAACGGGCCAGTGTGCGCCTTCGCGTACCAGTGCTCGGCGATGAAGTCCTCGACTTCCTGCACGCCTGCCTCGACGCGCCGGATGACTTCCTCGCCCTCGTGGGTCAGCCGGATCGTGAACGCCGTGAGAACGTTGATCTTCGCCATGTCAGATCCCGTCCCGGTAAGCGGCCGTCGTGCCGTAGCGCCATTCGACGCGGCCGATACGCGACCAGTAGGTCGTGATCTGGAACAGCGAGCGGTACTCGAGCGGCGTGCGCTGCAGGTCCGTCATCGGGAACTGGACGTACTTCTTGTCGCTGTTGTACGCGACCATCCGGTCCACGGTGCCGAGCTGACCCTGCGTGCCGCCAGCGCCCGCGCCGATCAGCCACTTCAGCTCGAGGATTTCCAGCGGCGTGCCCTGCTGCGTGCAGATGTTGTTCTCGAGCAGGTACGTCAGGATCGACTTGTTGCCGGCGTCGCTCACGATCTGCGATGCAACCCAGCCCAGTTTCGCGGGCGGGAGCATGAGGCGGTTCGGCTTCACCTTCCAGCCGGAAGCTTGCCATGCCGAGGTGAGGATCTCGTTGACGTCCTTGAGAATCTCCTTCGGCGTCTTCGTTTCCCACTGCGGCGTGCCGGCCGCGCCGTTCGCGACGTTCGAAACGCTCCCGACGGCGCCGGTCGAGTTCACCAGGCCGGTGAAGCTCATCTGCGGATCGCCGTAATAGACGATCTGGTCGAGGTCCATGTTGCGCTTCATGTTCATCGCCTCGACCTTCTGCGAGTCGATGGGCATGCCGAGCGCTTGCGACTTGATCAGCTCGGGCAACGTGTACTTAACTTCGGCACCCCAGAGCAGCATCGGCTGCGCGGTCTTGCCGATGTCGACCGACGGACCCGCGAGCGCGTTGCCTTCGTTCGAGATCCAGTTCAGACCGTTCGGGTTGATACCACCGCTCATCCCGAACGCCGAGTTCGTGAACGACGCGACTTCGTCGGCCGCCGACACGTCGCTGCGGATGTAGATGTCGCGCGACCAGGTGTACTCGACGAGCGGCTCGTTGAGCGTCTGGTCCAGGCGCTCGAGCTGGCCGACGAGGAATGCGCCGGTCGAGTCGATCGTCTGGCGATCGTACGTGTACTGCTGGTCCTGCGTACGCGCGCGGATCAGCCGGCGCGTCGCGTCCGCGACGGCCGCCGACATCGGGATCGACGCCCCGGCCCGGCGCAGGTGCTTCAGTTCGGACATGTCCATGTAATGGCTCCAGAAATGCAAAAGCCCCGCGATTGCGGGGCTTCGGGTGAAGCGCTGTTCAGCGCCGGATCAGATGTTGACGGCGATTTCGACGATGCCGTATGCGTCGGCCGGGCCGGTGAAGTACCAGTTCGTCGGCATTGCGACGGTGTTCGTGCCGTCGGCTGCCGCTTCGAAACCACCGAGCGGCTTGCCGGCGGCCGCTGCCGCGACGCGCACGTACACCGTACCGTTCTTCGTCGCCGGCGCGGTGCCGCCGAGCGCGACGTTCTCGTAGCCGCGCTTCAGGATGTCGGTCACGCCGCTCGTCGGCGGCGTCGACGTCCCGAGCGGATCCGTGCCGTTGCCCTGGATCGGATACGCGCGCAGGTTCACGCCGTAGACGAGCGCCGCCGTGTCGGCCGCGTTGTTGATCGGCTGGATCTTGCCGTTCACCATCTTCACGGGAACGCCGAACGCCGTCGGCGGTGCCGCCGGGTCGATCAGCTGCGTCTCGATCGTGGCTACTTCGGCGCGCTGGAGATCACCGGCAAAGCCTGCCGGCATGCGAAATTGATAAGCTTGCAACGAGGGCATGTCGGCTCCTTACTTGCGGACCTTCCAGAATTCCGCGTGGATGGCGTTGATGTCTTTCCGCTCGGCCTGAGCGGAATCGTTCGTCCGGCGCTGCGTGACGCCGGAGTTCTTGCTGCGCACGACCTCCGACGCTGCGTTGAAGAACGCCGCGACGGAATCGCAGGTCATGCTGGCTACGTTCGCGCCGCCGACCACCGACTTGACCAGTTCGGCGTTCTCGTTGTCCAACGCGGCGCGCAGAGCGCGGCGGCGCAGCACGCACATGGCGTCGACCGTCTTCTTGCGGACTGCCTTAGCATCGAACGTCGGCAGCCGCACGCCCGGCGCGAGAATCTCGGCGCGCGAGAGCGCGTCCTGAAACTGGTCGCGCAGCGCAGTGCTGTCGCCGGTACGCGCGCCGGTCTTGTCGTCGTCGCCTTCGCCGGCACCGTCGTTGTCCGTCGTGCCGGTGCCGCCCAGATCGTCGTCATCGCCATCACCGTCGCCCGTCTGCGTGCCGCCGCCCTCAAGCTTCGTCACGCGATCGGCGAGCGCGTCGATCTTGCCGTTGGTGGCCTGGATCGCGTCGAGCACCTGCTTCAGTGGATCGCCTTCGCCACCGCCCGCGCCTTCGTCGCCCGTCGCGGAGACACCCGCCTTCGGGTCGGCGCCGGTGCCGGGCATGTGGATGTGAATCTGGGGTTGGCCGTCGCCACCCTCGCCGCCTTCGTCGCCGGTCATCTCGCTCGCGACCTTCTCGAACGCTTCGGAATCGCGCGTCATGAACGCCTTGCGCAACGCGTCGACGAACTTGGAGCCTTTCTTGGTTGCCATGCTTGCATCTCCTGTCGGGAGTAGGTTGGAACTGCTATCCCCGATCGAACACACGGGGCCACAGCGGGCGCTTTTCACGAGGGCGACGTGGTTGCCCACGATCACAACCTGTCGCGCCCGCCCAGGCGCAATCTGTTCGTAGTCGGCGTCGTAGCCGTTGCTGACCTGCGTGAGCGCGTCGGCGCCCTTGCTCTGGACGCGGCGGATCGCCTCCGCGTCGGTGATCAGCAGGTCGGCGAGCATCAGCTCGGCCTGGTCGCCTTCGCCCTGCCGCACGTTGCGGACCGTGCCGCGCGCCACCGACATGTAGTTCGCCGGCGTCACGAAATCCGGCGGATGGTCGATCGTGATCGGCTTGCCTTCGAAGCTGGCGAGCGTCTCGGGACTGAACAGCACGTCGGCCGTGCGCTCGGCGACGATGACGCCGTCCTTCGCCTCGATCTCGGGAAGTTCGAAGTAGGCGTAGTCCTGCGCGCCGACGCGCGCGATCGGCACGGACTCGCAGAGCAGGAAGCCTTCCGGCGTGATCGACTGCCGCTCGCCGAGCTGTTCGGTCGCGTACACGCCCGACGCGGTGATCCCGTCGCGGGTATGGGCGCGTGCGCGCGCTGCATGCGAGCCGCAGGTGCACGCGTGGTCGGTGGTGTGGATGCGCATGTCAGATCACCCTCTGCGGGTCCGGAACAACTGGTTTCGCACGCGGTGCGGGAGGCGGAGGCGGTTTCACAAGGGTCATAAAACGAAGCGCTTTCAGTGCCTCGTCGCACGTGCGGGCCTCGACTGATGCGTCGCCAACGGTCAGGCGAACAGGAGGCCGACGTAGCGCGCGGCCGACCACAACACCGCATACGAATGCGGCGAATGCAGCGAAATAGAGCATGGTCAGTCCATCCAGTCGGGAATCTCGACCGTCTGACCGGCCAGTTCATGCGTGCAGTCGCCGCAGAACTGGATGCGGCCATCCGTGATGAATGAATGGCAGACGTTCCGCCGGTCGCCGGGGCCGGGCCACGATACGAGGATCGACGGCGACAACGTCGGCGCATCGACGCTGCCGTTCCAGTTCCATCGCGCCGGGTTCGGAGAATCGCAACCATGCGGATAGACGACGTGCAGTTCGCCACACGGACACTCGAACAGCAACGATCCGCTGCTGTCCCGTTTCATCTTCGCCATATCAGTCCGTCGGAAGCACGACTTCGGCCCAGCACCGGCAGTTGTAGATGCAGCCCGGATGCGCCCGCGCGCCCGACCGCTTATCGGCGACCGGCGGCTTGTCCCACGTGAAAAACTTGCCTTCCAGCTCACGATGGTCCTCGCGCACGTCCGAGTCGCCCGACGTCCGCCAGAAGTAGCCGGGGCTGCCGACGTCGATCGCGCGCGCCTCGGTGAGGGTCGCAGCCGTGCGACTGACCTCGGTTCTCGCGATCGTGTCCGCCCGGCTCTTCGCGACCTGCCCGGACTCCTGAATCGCCTTCGAGATCTGCGCGGCGCGCGCGCCGTCGACGATTCCTTCCAGCGTGAGCCGGTGCACGCGCTCGGCTGCGTCGAGCGGGATCGACTTGATCAGCCGCACCTGCTCGGACAGGAGCGCGCGCATCGTCTCGCCGGTGGCCGCGCCGCGGATTTCTTCGCGCAGCGCGCGCGACATGTCGGCGGCCTGCTTCATCCACATCTGCTCGTCACGCCGATTCAGGTCGGCGATCATGCGCGCCGCGGTCGCCTCGGCCCACGGCGCGAGCGCCTCGGCGTACCGCCGCAGCAGCTCCTCGATCGTCGGCGCATACGACGCGTCATCGGCCGGAAAGCCGTTCACGAGCACGCCGACCTGATGGGCGATCTTGCGCAACTGGCTGCCGTACTGCCGCTCGGCACCGCTGAGCCGGACAGGGTTCTTGCGCCGGTCGCGCTTTCGATCGAGGGTGAGGATCATCGACGTCGGAAAAGCCTGCGAAGCAGAGAATCGTTCGTGCGCGCGGCCGCGCCCGGCACCGGGCCAAGCGGAAGCGACGGGTCGATGTCCGGCGGGTCTTCCCCCTGTTCGTCGCGCTCGGCCTGCTCGATCGCTTCGTCAGGGATGTCGCCAAACATGCCCGTGTCGGGCGACGACGCCTTCAGCTCGCGCATGCCCTGGCTGCGCGGAATCAGGTCGGCGTCGACGGCCTTCGTCACCGAATCGACCGTCTTGTTGCCGATCTCCGCCTTCTCGGCGGCCGACATCTCCTGCAGCGGGTTGAACTCGTACGAGAAGTCCTCGGGCAACGGCTGCCCGATCTCCGACCGGCACATCACGTCGAGCAGCCCGTGCAGCGGGTTGCGCAGCCGACGCTCCTGCCTCGTGTGCACCTTCTCGTGATACAGCTGGCGCGACCCTTCGCCGGTATCGCTCAGGCCGGCCGGCTGCTGACCGAACAGGCGATCGAGCGGAATGCCCGTCGCGCCGCTGAGCTGCATCGCGAACTGCAGCAAGACGTCGGACAGCCCGCTGAACGCGTACTGGTGCGTCTCGAACTTGTCGGTTCCGTCGATGAGGGTGATGCCCTCGTTCGACTGCCCGAGCCGAATCATTTCGACATGCTTCAGCAGACCGTTGAGCGCCGGGCCGCCCATCGCGATGATCTCGCGCAGCTTCTCGACGCTCAGCGTGCGCAGATGCGCCTTGTAGACGAGCTGGCCGGCGCCGACCGTCGCGCTGTCGAAGGCGATGAGCCGGTCCCACATCGGCTCGAGGATCGAAAGGCCCCATCCGTTCTCGCTGATGCGCTGGTAGTACGGCAGTGCCTCGCCGTCCATTCGCAGCACGCGCGAGTGGTGAATGCGCCCCTGCGGCAAGCCGATCGTCGTCGGCAGCACGTCGTAGTACTTCGGCATGCCGAGATCGGGACCGAACTCGGTCACCACTTCGCCGACCGGCGGCGCAACCATCCAGCGATCGAGCACGAGCAGGCCCTTGAACTGGCCTTTCCCGATGGTCTTGCGCCGAAGCGGCTGCGACATGTCCTGGCCGTCGATCAGCATCACCGCGATCGCGCCGCCGTACAGCTGCGCCCACTTGCCGGTGTCGCAGAGCTGGTCCCAGATCGCCTTACGCGTCAGCGCCGTCTCCATCTTCGACACGTCGGTCGGATCGAGCCCGGACATCTCGATGCCCTTGCGGGTCATGTCCTCCGGGATCGCGTCCACCGCGGCGCGCACGATCCACGATCCGCGATACGCCGCCTCCAGCCAGACGCGGTTACGGCTCTGGTACGACAGCGTGTACTGCGCCGCCGACGCCTGGTTGTCGGCGCCCCATCCCAACCGCGCTTCGAAGTTGGCGAACGAGTCGACCGTGCGATGGGCGTGCGTCGCCGCCGGCGCGCGCGGCGGCCGGGTCTGTTGCTTCCGTTTCGACATTCCGGGAAATCCTGTCGTGCTCAACCGGCAAGCCGCTCCCAGACCGACAGGTCCTTCGCGCCTCCCAGCATGTCGTTGATTGCGTCGACCATCGGATCGATCTGGTCGTCGTGCATGTGCGTGTCGTCAGCCGTGAACGAGTCGCACTCAGTCAAGAAGTCGCTGACCCACGGGGCATCCAGCGGAACGCCGACGTTGCCGGCGTCGATGTGGCTGACGACGTCCATCACGCGCGTCAGCTTGTCCTTCACGCGCTCGATGCCCTCGATCGGGATGCCGCCTTCGGCCTGAATGTCCTGAATCAGCCCGGTACCGCTGGACTTGTCCTCGACCTTCATCTGCCGCAGCACCGGCGCTGCTGGATCGTCAGCACCGATGGCCGCGTGCTTGTTCCAGAAGTCGATCGCGCGCCGCTTCAGCTCGGGCGCCTTCCACTTCCCGCGCACCAGGTCGATCAGGTACACGCGGTTGTCGTACCCGAGGCCCCAGCACTCGAACACGCTGTAGTCGTTCCGCTCGGCGGTCTTCTGCGCCGTGTCGGCGAAGATCTTCCGGTACTGCAGCTGCGGCAGCGCGCCGTAGCGCAGGAACTTGCCGCTCTGGATGATCCCGCCGCCCAGCGGCGACGGCCGCTGCATGTACTGGCCGTTGAACACGTACGCGTCGGCCTTCTCGGACGCGAGCAGTTCCTGCAACGGCTCCTTGTACGGCCAGTAGCTGTACCGGCCGTCCTCGTCTTGCTCGTCGCGCTCGACGCGGTCGCGGATGTGCGCCGGCAGCTTCGCGACATACTCGTCGGTGATCAGCGCCGGGATCTCGATGAATTCCCACTCGCCCGGCAGCTTGCGCGCCTTGATGAAGCCCGTCGGATCTTCCTCCGCGAGCCGCTGCATGATCACGATAATCGGCGTGTCCGGACTCGCCTTTCGGCTCTTCACGGTCGATTGCAGCTTGCGGTTGGCTTTGTCCCGGTTCGTCTTGCTGTACGCGTCCTCGACCTTTAGCGGGTCGTCGATGATGATCGCGCCCTGCCAGCCCTCGGCCATGTGCCCGGCCCGGAAGCCAGTGATCTGACCGCCGAGAGACACCGCGTACACGCCGCCGGCCTTCTTCCCATCGACGAGCACGTTCCAGCGCTTCTTCGACTTCGCGTCGTCAGCCACCTTCAGCGGCCAGAGCGCCTGGTACTCGTCGGATGCGACGATGTCGCGCGCCGTCTCGCTGTTCAGCAGCGCGAGGTCATCCGAGTAACTGATGTGCAGGAACCGCGCGCGCGGGTTCAGCGCGAGGCCGCGCGCGATCAGGTTGATCGCGACCAGCTCGGTCTTCGACGAGCCCGGCGGCACGTTGATGACGACGTTCTTCAGCGTGCCGTCGATTACGCGCTGCACCGTGTCAGCGATCAGCACGTGGTGCCAGTTGACCCGGAACTTGATCGCCTGCCGGTGCTTGAAGAAGTACCGGCTGAAGAACAGGTGATCCCGCTCGCACTTCGCCTTCAGGACGGCCCGCTCGATGGCGGGGTCAATACTCGTCTTCGAGCTTGGCGACGGCGGCTGCGACCTGGCTTTCATCGACGACGACCGTCCTGTTCTCGATCGGGCCGCCGTTCTCCCCAGTGTGCTCGAGGCGGCGCCGGTTCGTGTAGGCGTCGCCGGATTCCTTCGCAGCCTGTTCGAGCAGCTGCGCCATCAGCGGCAGGTTGTTGCGTCGCTCGGCTTCCGCGACGGCTCGGTCGAGCGCGCGCAGGCGTACCGCGCGGTGCGACACGCCGATGCGCGATGTGTCGCTAAGGAACTCCGCGCGCGTACGCTCGAATATCTCGCGGTACTTCTTGCTGAGCGTTGCGCCGGCCCGCTTCGTCGGGTCGTAGCGCTCGCACTGCTGCGACGACACCTCGACGCCGAACACCTCGCGCACGTCCTTCACGGTGCGCGCGATCGTGTCGAAGCACGCCAGCGACTGCACGATGAACACCTTAATCGGGTCGGGAAGTGCTGCCATAGCGGGAAAGCGGTCGGGTTATGCGGCCCGCAGGATGCAGGTGCCGCAGGCGCGCGCGATGTCGACGTGGCCGACTTCCGGCGCGCGCTGGGCTGCGGCGACGAGCTTCGCGGTGTCGCCGGCGCCGCCGGCCACGCCGTAGCGCCGGACGATGCCGACGAATTCCTCGACGTCGTGCCCGCGGATGCCGAGCTTCGGCATGCCGTCCTTCGTGAATGCCGGCGCGCCGAACTCGTCGGTGCGCTGGCCGATGTGATACAGCTCATGCTCGACGAGCGCGCACCACTGTAGGTCGTTGCACTCGCGTGCGTAGTGCGCGTCGAACGTGATCAGGAGCGCCGGCACGCGGCCGAACCATTCGAGATACTGCTGCTCCTGCCGGGCGCGCTGCCAACCGCCGGCGCGGATCATCACCTCTTCGCACTGGCCGACGACGCGCCGCATCTGGCGGACGTTCTCGACGGCCGCCCAGAGGTAGCCGACGTCGGCGTCGACCAGGTGCGCGTGATCAGGGTTGTGCAACGACGCACCTTCGCGCAGGAGCGTTTCGTTCACCCATTCGGTGACGCCGTCGGCGGGCACGATGCGCCGGATCCAGTTCGAGTCGTCGAAGAGGATGTCAGGCGGCGCAGGACGCGGCGCACGCGACACCTGAGCGACTTCGGTTCGCTTCGAACGAGGCATGTTGTTGGCGATTACTAGGTGCGGCCAGGCCTTCGGCTTAGAATCATCAAGCCGGAATTCGCCGGCTCACGCTACGGGAGTGAACTATGGCAGGAATGGATGCAAAGAATCGAGCGACCGAACTCGTAAAGGCTGCGCTCCAAGCTGGCCTTTTTCAACCGGGGTCACCGAATGCATGGCTGACCGAACCTGAGAAAAACGGAGAGGCACTCGGAAAGCTCATAGCAGCTGCATTGAAGGCCGCGACAGACGAGCTCGACAAACTGTAACGAAAATGCCCGCGGGCTTTCGCTCAGCGGGCTCAACATGTCTGGTGCCAGCAAGGCGGCGAAATTCACCCGATCCTTTCGCGCGCTCACAATGATCACAATCCGGAAAATCACGAATGAGTTCAACCATTTGGTCAATTCTCACATCGGCAGCAACTAGCGCCGGGATATTGGCTGTCGGCCGCCACTGGTTGACGACGCAGATAGAACAAAGGATCAAGCATCAATATGACGTGAAATTGGAAGAGTTGCGGTCCACTAGCAACGCGAAGCTGGAGGAACTGCGAAGCCAATTGTCTCGAAACAACACCTCGCTCGAACTTGCACACAGAACGCTGTCGTCATATTCGGGGCCGTTCCATCAAAAGCGCCTTGAGTCGATCTCGATTTATTGGGACACAATTATCGAGATGGAAGAAAAAATGCCAGTCGAGCTTTTTGTGGCCGACTTGCTGCTACCGTCGGAATATTCCGCGGCAATCGAGAACGGCAAACTTACGCAAATCGACCGCACAGCCGGAAGCGCGATGATGGAAGAAATCAAACACGCTCCGATCGAGAAAGTGCGCCCGTTCATCGGCGAAACGCTGTGGAACCTTTTATTCGCTTATCGTGCACTCCTAGGCCGTCTGTGCTATCTGTACCATGAAGGGTTGCGGACAAAGAATCTCAAACCGTGGTTTGACGACACTCATTGCCTCACGTTGGTCAACAGTCTCATTTCTGACGAACAGTTCCAGGAGCTGGTCAAACTACCAGCCGGCAAGTATTCACGAGTAAAACTCTTCGTCCGTGACCGAATCGCGGCTGCTGCAGGAGCAGCGGCCAGTGGCGCGAGCGATAGCGAGGTTCAGCTTCGAGAGGCCCATCGGCTTTCCATTGCGGCTTCTGCAGCTGATCTGGATGCACGAAAGCAATAACGAAAAAGCCCGCTTTCGCGGGCTTCTTTGCTTCGGACGCACGTATGACGTGTATCGAATATGACGAATTATTGTGTGCCAAACACACATTGTCAAGCGGTCGATCGTTCCTGCAGCAATCCGAGCTCGCTGAACCGTCGCTCGATCACCGACCAAGCGAGCCCCTCGACGCCCGCCTCGCCGGCCTTCTTGTCGCCCTCGATCCACTTCCGCACCGCGGAGTTGTGCTTGCTGACGGTGTTCACGTGTGCCTCGCAGTCGTGCGCGATGTCGACCAGGTCGCATTTCACCCCGAACAGACGTTCGATGATCGCGCGCCGCACGCGGTAGTGCGAGAAGCCCGAGCAGTAGGCGGCGGACGCGCGAATGAGCCAACCCACCGCCGCCTGCCACTCGAGGTTCGGCGTCCGGCCGCTACAGCATGCCGCGCCGCACGAGCACGGCAGGTCGTGCGGCGCCGCGCGCGCGACGAGCACGGACAGGTGCAGATCGGGCAATTCCCAGAGGTGCCGGCGAATCTCCCCGGCCTGACCGGCTCCATCGAGCCCGACCAGCCCCATGCCGGTGCCGATCGACTCGCCGCGCAGCCGCTTCGCCATCATCGTCTCGCCGTACTGCTGCGACGAGTAGCAGAGCGCGAAGCGCACCGCGTCGAACGCCGACTTGAACTCGACGACATCGCTCATCGCACACCCCGCGTCATCATCGCCAGCGCCTGGCGCGTGTTGAGCTCGGCCATGTAGCCCGACAGGTTGCTCGTGAAGTCCGGCCGGATGCGCGTGTCGACGTGCGTGCCCGGCGAGCGGCTCGTGCCCGCGAGCGAGTACATCCGCCCACGGCTCTCCGAATGGCAGTCGAGCCGCGCGAGCGCGACGTCGAGCGACAACAGCTGGCGCACCGACGAAACGGGATGCTTCAAGCGGCGTGCGAGGTCGTGCGCCGAGTACCGGATGCCGGGCTTCATGGCCGCGATCATCGCGTTGATGGTGAGTTTGCTTTTTGCTTTCAAGGCCCCGCTCCTTATGCTGACTTCAAATTCAATTCGATCGCCTCGATCCGCACACCCGGCGTGCGCGCGTAGCGCTTCGACACCCAGAGGTCGACGACCTGGCCGTCGTCGACGTACACCACTCCGTTCATGCCGTCCTTCAACGCCTTGACAACGTTGTCGGCGTCCGGCTTCTTCGTCGCGCCGATGGCGCCGGCGGCCGCTTCGCCCTGGCGCTTCATCGACCAGCTCGCCGGGATCGGCAGGCCGATGTGCACGATCAGGCGGATCGGGCCGGCGTAAGGCGTGGCGCTGCGCATCGCCGCGCGGGCGGCCATCTTCACGAGGTTCTCGTACCGCTCCGTCTCCTCGGGCGTGTAGACCCGGACGTGGGCGCCGCGGCGCGCGAACTTCGGGCGCCCCTTCGCGACCGGCGTGCCGGGGACGACGAACTCGACGCGCTGCGCGATCGGCGAGGCCGTGATGAGCGATTGCTGCGTCATGCTCGCCACCCTTGCCAGTGCCCGGGACGAACCGAAGCCTGCGAAGCCTGCCGGCGGAGAGCGGCGGCCGCGCGCGGGCTCATTACGATCGTGCGGCCTTCGAGGATGTACGACACGTCGGAAGTGCCGAAGAACTCGCGCATCCACCGGTTCAAATCGCTCACGAACTCGGCGGGCATCAACTCGGCGAATCGCGGCGAAACGGTCATGCGCGGTGCGTCAGCGCACAGCGGCGACTCGATCACATCCATTCCCATGACCCTCATGCCGTCACCTCGTCGCTGACGTCGTCCGTCACCGGCACGCCGCTGATCGGGCGCAGGTTCACGTCGCAGCATTGCCCCTCCCGCGATGGCGAATCAGGCCGAGAGCGGTCGCCGTCGAGAAAGCGCGGAAGCGAAACGATCATGCGCACGTTCCAAACGAAACGGCCGTTCCTCGTGCCCCACGGGCTCAACACTTCGCAGACATGCCCGGCATTCACCCCTTGGATCAGGACTGCCATGTCGCCGACTTTGCAGTTCATCGCCCTTCCCCCATCAAAGCGCCGGCCGCGACCGGGCCGGCAGTGTTGCGAAATGCGCGGTTGTGGTCGTCCCACCACGGGCCGTCGCCGGCCGCGTCGAACACGCGCAGCTTGAAATCGAACGGAGGTTCGTCGCGCCCTTGCTCGATGCCGAGCGTGCCGCCGTGGTCGACTATCCCGGTCCACGAGCGCCACCAGTCGCCGACGGTGCGCGTGCCTGTCGCGGCCGTCGCGGCGCGCGCGGCGAGCAGGTCGCCGAGGATCAGGTCGAGCAGGCCGACGTTCAGCGGCTGCTCGGAGCGCTCGCGCTCCCGTCGCTTGCGCCCCGTGGCGATGGCTGAGCGCAGGTCGTCGGCCGTCACGCCGCGCGCGGGCCAGCTCGCCAACCGCGCGTCATCGGCGGCGAAGCCGACGCCCGACGAGCGAAGGATTTCGACGAAAGCGGCGGCGGCGATCGGCGCGTCGTCGCGCGCTACTGCCTGTGCTGTGCCGCCGCCGCTTGGGTTTACATCTTGGCTATTGGTTGTTGGTTCTTGGTTAGTTTTAGAACCGGTTATGTCTGGGGGGCCGCTGGCATCCGGATGGGAACCCGGAGAAAACCCAGTGGGTTTTTCTTGGGTTCCGGATGGGTTAGGTTTGGTACCCGACCCGCTACCTGTCCGCTTCTTCGGTCGGCCGCCCTTCTTCCCGTTCTCTTGGGCAGTTTCTGCGCGCGAACGGTAGGCCGCGATCTCGATTTCGCAACGATCGTGCACATACCCGGCGTCGGTCTTGGTGAACTTGAAGCGCAGCAGATTGGCAACCGCGCGACGCTCCTCCTCGGAGCTGACGCCGACGGCATAGCACACTGCGTCGAGATCGAGCGGGAGTGGCTTCTCGGTGTCGTAGTAGACGTCGATCAGGTCGCGATAAATCCAGCGCTCGACACGGGTCATGTTGACCGTGCCGGACCGGAAATCGCCGATGTGATGGGGGTAGTAGTTCATGGCGCCCCCCGTTCAGAGAGCGCCGGCCACGCGTGTGTTATTTGTGCCGCTTGGCGAGCGCAATCAGCGCTTCGGCAACTTGCTCCGCGCATTCGAGCGGAAACACGACCTCTTCGCGCACGACCTGTTGCGAATCGACGTCCATCGAATTGACGATGATCTCGACCTTCCCATCGCTCGTGGGCGCAACCATGATCTCCGGTCGCGCTTCGATCAGCAGCTCGAGCGGTAGTGGTTGATCCTTGTTTTCCGACATATCTGCGTCCTTGCTCCGCCATAAAGAGGAGCCGGGCACGCGTCACCTGGCAGAAGGTAATGACGCACCGGTGCGCACCGGTCGCCCGACGAAAAAATCGATGATACGGCATCGAAACGCCCTCAATGCGATAGCGGTAGGTGAGAGGATTCGGGAGGTCGTTCACACGTATTCCTCTTCCGAAAACAAACGCGGCTGCACGGCGCCGTTCGCATACACAACGTCGAGAATGACGTCACCGGTCGGCTCGTCACCCTCCCATCCTTGCGGCCAGGTCTGTGCTTCGATCAGTTCGCGGATGCGAGCCTCTTCCTCTGCGTCGATCAGGTCGATCATCGGTCGGCCCATAGCGTGCGCAACGCGGTTGCATTCGTTTTGGATTGAAAGGATTCGGTCGAGCGCCATCAGCCGAGCCTCGAACGTGAGCGGGCCCAGGCGCTGCGGGTTCTTCGCAACACCGCCACCCTTCAGCTTTTCGAGCCCCGGCTTCCGCAGGCGATGGTGCGGCTCGCGCAGCTCGCGCCATAACGGCTTGATGCCGCGCATCGGGGCGAGATAGGACCACTGGGAACTGCGAAGCACCGTCTCCAGCGCCTTTTCTTCCTGTGCCAGTGGGCAGCCGATGCAGCCCGTGCGCGCATTCAGTTCTTCGGCTTCGTCGCCGCCGTAGGCATCCGCTATCGCACGGGTCGACCAGTCGCCGAAATCGGCCTCCGGTGCCCAATGCTTGAGCCACTCCCAGACGTGGCAGACTCGCCAGTGCAACAGTGGCGCGAGCGTCGCAATGCGGCCGCGCAGGCCGCGCGCGTTCGGCAGCACCTGCTGATACCAGCCTTGGCCGCACTCGGCGCCGTCCTTTCCGCAGCTCATCTCAATCCGACGATCGCGAATCGCGCTTTCGCCCTGGCGTACACCGGTAATCATGAGTATTCCGCCATCAACGCCATCGAGGCGGTGGCGCAACGCTTCCTCCATCGGATCGATCTTGATTTGCCGCGTGCACCAACGGAGCGTGTTGTTGTTGGGTGGCGGGACGCCGCGGCCGAGGATGTAAACCATGAACCGCTTGTCGAGCGGCGCGCGCACGACTTCGACCTGGATGCGACGGTCGCGAAGCTCGTCCATGATCTTCAACGCCGAAATCGCGAGCGGCGGAAGCTCCTGTCGAGTGTCCGCATAGAAGACCGTCAAGGTCTTCGGCGCGACGATTCTGCCGGTGTCGATCAGCCAGCAGATGATCGTGAGCGTCGCGGTGCTGTCCTTCCCACCAGACCAGGCAATCCCCCAGTGGTCATGCTCGGGCCCGTAGGCCTGCATCGACTGGATCGTCAGCTCGATGGACTCGGTCATCGGCAGGCGCTGTGCACCCGCAGCGAGAAAGTCGAGTTGTTGGCCGCTCATGCAACCTCCCGCGCGATGTGCGGCAGCGGTTCCGCAGCGGTTCCGATCGCGATCTGAATGCGCTCGAGATGCTGACGCAGTCGCCTGACTTCCTGGTCGACACTGAGCCGGCGCGCGGCTTCTCTGCATGCCATGGCAATCCGCCCTGCACTCGCGCTCTCCGGCAGCCCAAGCGCACGTGCGAGCTCGATGCGCGCGCCGTCGACCTGCGCGGCGTCGCGTTGCGCATCCTCCTTCGCACGTTCGAGGATCAGGCGACGTTCGCTTTCGGCTTCCTCCGCGAGCCCATTCAGACGTTCGGTAGCCAACTTCAGGCGGCGCTCAGCATGCAACCGGTCGCGCATCGCGTCCGCGACGATGTCGCCGAGGCGCTTCCGGAGCGTTTTCTCGATCGACCATTCGCTGTGGAGGCCGACCCGCACCTGTTCAAGGTTCGTGTTCGCGAGCCGCGCCATGCCGTCGATGATCAGCTTCACCCACGCGTCGCGCGGCAGGTTCTCCATGTTCTTCAGCGTCGGCCCCTTTAGCGAGCGCCAGCCGTCCGGCCCGCGCACGATCAGTCCGCAACCGGCCGGAATGTCTTCCTTCTTCAGCAGGCCGGCCGGCGCGGCGAAGATCACGCCGGCGGCGAAGCGCAGGTACGACGTCCATTTGCCGGCCGTCACGTCGCGCCGGAAATCGGCGACGCTGATCTTGCATTCGTAGGCGACCGGCTGGAACCGTGCGAACGAGCACGGCACCGTGTAGACGTCCGGCCGCGGCGAGCCGGCCGGGCCGAGCTGCATGTCGGTCCATACGAGGCGATCGGACGCGCCGCGAAGATGCGCGGCGAGATCCTTGGCGAGGTCGTCGTGCGCCCACGTCATGCCGTCACCTCGTCCAGCCATTCGCGGTACCGCGCGATCTGTCGGAGCAGTCTGGCGCGAGCCCGCGTGCGCTTCTTCGCCGACAGCGCGTATTGCTCTTCGCACTCGGCTGGCGTGTCATCGCTACGCTCGGGATCTTCGCTCCAGAGCTTGCGGACAGCAATCAGCGACTTGCGCTCAGCATTCGCGTCGACACGTGCATGGTCATACTCGAGCGCAGCGAGGCCGATCGAAGCCAGCCTGCTGACGTTTTCGCGAGCGATCGCGGCTTTCGAGGGGCGCTTCATGCTGCCTCCCGATACGGTTCAGCCGACGTCGCGCAGATGCCCTGCTCCCAGTCGTAGACGCTGTACAGTCTCGGGCAGTCGTTCGCGGCCGCCCAGCCGCGCCCCCAATGCCGCGCAAAGCACGCTAGCGCGCCGCGCAGCGGGTTCTCATGGAACGGGACGCCGGCGCGCGCGGCGCGCCAGCCTGTGCGGAACGCCGCGCGCTCGAACAGTTCGGTCAGCACGAGCCGTCCTCCTTTGTGTTGTCGATTGGCGCCGCCTCCGGACGCACGCGCTCGAGCATCCAGAGCTGGTCGGGCCGGAATGCGAGGTAGTCCTGCGGGGGATCGCGGAAGATGAAAAGGTGCTTTTCCTCGATGAGGCCGAGGTAGGTCATGGGGCGCCCGAGCTTGCGGGCGAAATGCTTGCCGACGTCGCGGTGGCTGAGCGTCAACGTCATGCGGCCACCTGCCGCTGGCCGAATGCCTGCTGGACGAACTCGCCGATCGCCTGCTGGCTGAGCTGCCGGTATTCCTCGATCGCCTTGCGCTCCTGGATCGCGAGCCACTGCCGCGGGTAATCGCAGCCGCTGAACATGCAGAACAGGTGCAGCTTCGTCGCTGGAAACGGCCGGCGTCCGGCGATCAGGTCGCCGAGATGCGGATAGTGGATCTTCGATTTCTTCGCGAGCGTCTTTCGATCGAAGCGCGTGACGCCGATCTCGAGCGCCTTCGCCAGGCACTCCTCGAACGTCATGGCCTCGATCTCGCTCTCGGGAAGCGTGGCGGCCGGCGTCCACAGCGCGAACATCCTGATTTCTGGCTGGTTCATACGAAAAATCAATCGTTACCCAGTTGATTACCCACTTGCTTACCCAGTTGGCGCCGGGGCGAAATAAAGGCCAGGTCCACACCTGGCCGACATTGAAGACAACAACCCGCGATGAACGAATCGGCTACGCCACAAAAAATCGAGGCGGTCCGAACATCGTTCAGCCCGAGGACACCCCCTTCACGCGCTCTCGTTCACGGACGCACACCGTTCCGCATGCAGGGCCATCACGCGACTCGCGATCGCAAAGGACACACGCGAGCCGCGGGCTCCCCTGAGAAGCGCGGAAATGAGGGATTGCGAGCACGGAATGAGACCGGCCAGCTGGGATTGGGTGAGCCCCGAACCGAGGAGATCGGAGACGGCTTTTTGGATGTCCATGGCCCAGTATCACATTTGTGTTTGTTGCGGTCAACACAAATCGAATGGGTCGTTCTATTACGATTGTGATATGTACACGCTAGCCGACAGACTGAAATGGGCTCGAGCCCGAGCCGGCCTATCCCAAGAAGATTTGGGTGCCAGGGCCGGCGTTTCCCAATCGACGATTGGGAATCTGGAAGCGGGAACGCGCAACAGCGCACGCCGCCTCCCGCAAATTGCCGACACGCTCGGCGTGAGCGCACTATGGCTCGCCGAGGGGAAAGGCAAACCGACGTCGGATGCCGATACCGCGGAAAGCTACGATTCCGCGCTGCTCACCGCGAGCGCAGGCGCAAAGGCGCTGATCGACGCGGTCCTCAAGGCAGACAGGGCTGGTGAGCCGGCACAAACGTTCGCGCTGATGCTTCGGATGCTTCCGAATCCGGACGAGCCATTTCGCCTGGAAGACCCGTCCCGCTGATAGGCGTCAAATTCCAGTCGTTCAGCAATGCACGCCGGCGCAGAGTAACGTCCCCCGTTACAGCGCCGCGCGCCCAAACCCCCGGTCCCTGCAGCACTACGAGCCAGTCATGCTGCCCGTCCCAGCATCTCTCAATCACCCTCACCAGTAGCCCGATCCGATCGGACACCCCGCATTTCGTCACGATCGCCAAATCCCCGGGCTTGCATCGCAGACGCACCTTCACTTCTTGTTTCATCAGCCGCCCTCGTCTCTCTGCATCGAACACTGTATGAATGTACAGTAGTTTAGTACCAGATCCGGGCGACTTTCAACTGGTGTCAGCAACCGCTTAACCGGCGGGAGTTTCCGCGATGCGCACCTCCCCTTGTTACAAACTTTCCCGACCAAAATCACATTTGTGTTGACTGTGATGAATCACGTATGTGATTATTCCCTCAACGCGACACCGACGCCGCGCCACCGCCCCAAGCGGATCGCTCTCTAACAATCGAAGGTAAGCCGGGACCGCACATGCGGAGCAACCGGCCGGCGCGATCAGCGTCGTGAGTCAGGACGGACGCTGCGGAAGACCGCAGCGGCATGCAATACCCGAGTGAACCTGATGCAAGACAGCCAGCACCACGTGACCGATGGCGTCGTAATCGGCACAAACCTCGCGCGGCCCGGAGCCGGCACGGCCGGGAGTAGCCGGGCGCGCGAGTGATGCAGTCTCATGGAGCCGGAATGCGCAGGCTGATGCGCACCTGGCGTAGTTGCCAGAGTCCTGAAGCCGGAGATCAGTGCCGGCCCGGCTCCATGAGACTGTCCAGAAACAGCTCTGACCGGTGGCGGTTCTACTTCTGAGGCGTCACCAGTGAGAGCTGCGCAAGCAGCGTTGCAGTTCAAGACCGCAATTCAGTTAGCAATCCTACTTTCAATGGAGGGCGCGATGCACACTCCTCGACCTCATCACAGCAACGTCCACGCTCTGCCCGCGCGTGTCGACCGACACACCGATCAGCTGCAGGCCGCGGCAGACGACGCCGCGCTGGCGCGCGACGAGCGCAACGAAGCGATCGCCGAGCGCGTCACGTTCGATGTGCTGCCGTTCTCGGCCGAACAGATCGCGGTGCTCGATGCGGCGCTGCGCCGCGGCTACATCGAGGACGTGTACGAGGTTTGGAGCATCTGCCAAGACGTGCTCAAGGCCGAGATCGCACGTCGTATCGCAGCCGCCGACCTCGCCGGCGCCGCGCCGCGCTTCGACAACGTCGAGTGCTCGGAATGCGGCCGCGGCTTCGGCCCCGGCATCGCCGGGTTTTCCCACTGCACCGACCACATCGGGCGTCGCGCGATCGACGACTGATCACGCAACACGAAGGGGAACAGCCATGCGAATTACCACCGATGTGCTCGCTACGCTGAGCGCAGCAGAAGCGATCGGAAACCAGCTGAAGCTGGTGGGGCAACTCGATCGATCGCTCTATGAGCGCACGAACAAGGTTCTCGAAGCAGCTGGCGGGAAGTGGAACCGCAAGGTGAAGGCGCACGTGTTCGACGGCGATGCCAGTGACGCTATCGAACAGATCATCCTGACCGGCGAAATCACGATCCCACAGGACTTCGGTTACTTCCCGACGCCGTCCAGCGTAGTGGACCGCCTGATCGAACTCGCAGACGTTCGCGACGGACACCGCGTGCTCGAACCGAGCGCGGGCCGGGGAAACATCGCCTGCGCATTCCGCGACACGATTGTGGATTGCTACGAGCTCCTTCCGGAGAACGTCGACGCGCTCGAGGCGCTCGGCTACGACCACTGGTCCATCACACAGGCCGACTTCCTGAGCGTCGAGCCGTCGCCAATATACGACCGCGTCGTGATGAACCCACCGTTCGAAAAGCGCGCTGACATTCATCACGTTCGGCATGCCCTCCAGTTTCTCGTTCCTGACGGTCGGCTCGTGTCCGTGATGTCGGCCGGCGTCCTCTTCCGCACTGATCGGCTGACGTCCGAATTTCGCGCGCTCGTCGACGAACGCGGCGGCTCGATCGAGGAACTGCCGGAAGGCGCGTTCAAGGCTTCCGGGACGATGGTCAATACCGTCGTCGCCGTGATTCCCGCCTGACCAACCGCGCCCGCGACGACGGGCACTCACACCACACCGAGAGACCACATGAACGAGATCAACGACGGCGGATCTGCGTTTCCGCTCGCCGACGCACAGTCGGTGCATCGCATTGGCGCGGCCGCAATTGAAGGAATCACTGATTCGGCCCAGCGCGATCGCCTCTATACCGAAGCGACTGCGCGCGCTTGTGCCGGCATGACGCTTCGCGACTACTTCGCGGCGAAGGCCATGCCCATGGCGTTCGACTATGTCCGTCGAATCGATGCAGAGGGCACGCCCGACGGCGAAAGCGAATCGGAGCATCGACTGAAGACATACGACTTCGACTGGCCCACGCCCGACGAAGGGGTTTCAGGTGACGAACTGTACGTCGCTCAGCTGTGCTACCAGATGGCCGACGCCATGCTCCGCGCGCGAGGTGAAGCGTGAACGAGATCAAGCACACGCTCGGCCAAGCATGGCTGCAGCGCGCGAAGGAACTGGCGCAGGACTGGGCCGATTCGAGTTTCGCATACGGCGAATTGCCGTCCGACGCGGGCGAAACCGAGTCGGCCGACGCTTACGCGCGCTCGCTCGCGGCCGATCGGTCGCTCGACGCGCACCTTCAACCGATGGCGCACCTGATCGACGCACTGCACCTGGTCGCGTCGAAGACCGTACTCACGTCCGGCATCCGCGCCGTTGTCGACGACGCGCTGGCGAAGGCAGGTTTCCGCGCGCCCATGCCGGTGTCCGATCCAGTTCGCCACATCACCATCGCTGGAGTCGATCGATGAGCACCCTCAAAACCCCTGCCCAATGCGGCGACCTCGCCGAAAAGTTGATCGCCGACTACGTGCGCAGCTGCGGCGCATACGGAAATCCGGATGCGCTCGCGAACGTGATGGAAATGCTGATCAGCAAGGCGGCGCTCGGCATCGCCATGGTCGGCAGTGAGGCGATCGCGCAGCAGATCCTCACCCGGACAATGCACAACGTGGCGACGTTTGCCGAGCGGAACCTACGGAGGAACCACTGATGCGTTCGCCCCACAACAGCTTGCAGCTTGTATTTCGTCAGTACAAGCCATCGCCTGTATCACGCCTGCGCTACGTGATCGAAGGCTCGGCATGGGCATTCGCATACGGCGTCGCGATCGGCGCGCTCTGGTTCGGCGCTGATCTGGCCGGCCCATACCTGCGGAGCCTCGGATGACGCCCTTCGACCTCCTCGGCGCGCTGCTCGACCGGGTGTTCGAATGGAATCCCATAGCCGGTTACCTTGTCGCGATCACGATCGCCGCGGTGTGTACGTTCGTGCTTGCCAAGCTCAACGCGGACGGCACGGCCGTCGCCGCTTTCATCACGAGGCCCTCATGAGCCGCTTCACCGATCACGCTGACCTCTTCGAGCGCCGGCACCCGCGTGCCGCCCGGGCCCTCGTTCTCGCGACCTTCATCGCGGTTGCAGTTGCCGCGGTCGCGATCGACTACTTCTGCAAGCGCTTCGGAATCCTCTAAGCGCCGCCGTCGCGTCCACCGACGCCACGTTTTCCGCCACCTGCCGCGCCGTCCGATGCGCGTCTCTCGTCGTTCCATCTGGAGTTCGAAGACATGAAAACCATCGACACCCAACCTGTCGAATCGTCGCAGATTCATAGCATCGGCTACGACGCCGAATCCGAAACGCTCGCGGTCCGCTTCAAGGATCGCAAGACGAATGCGCCGACGTCGCTGTACCACTACACGGGCTTCACGCAGGCGAACTTCGACGCGCTCAAGGCCGCCGACTCGCTCGGCTCGCACTTCTACAAGCACATCAAGCCGTTCCCCGATCGGTTCCCGTACGTGTGCATCGAGAAGATGCCGGCGCCGGCCGCCGACATCGATGCCGAAGCCGCAGGTGCGGCATGACTCCCTCGGTCTACACCGTGCGCGCGTCCAGCTGGGCCGGCCTGTTCGATTGCGCGTATCGCTGGGAAGGCATCCACCTCCTGAAGATGCGCAACGTCGTGGGCCTGCGCGCGGCGCTCGGCACCGCGATCCATGCCGGCACGGCCGTCTTCGACCAGGCGCGCCTCGACGGCTCCGGCCTGACGGTCGACGACGCGGCCGGTGCCTTCGTCGACAAGCTGCGCGACCCCGAGAACGAATTCGACCCGGCGCGCGATGACCTGAGCTTGCCTGAGGCCGAGCGCATCGGGCTCTCGCTCACCACGAAATACTGCCTTGAGGTCTCGCCGCGCTACGACTTCATCGCCGTCGAAATGGAGACGAAGCCGCTCGACATCGACTGCGGCGGCGGCATCACGATTCGCCTGACCGGCACGATGGACCGGGCGCGCGTGCGCCGCACAGCGCTCGGCCCGGGCATCGCCGACCTGAAGAGCGGCTCAGCTGCGGTGCAGAAAGGCGTGGCAGTCACGAAGGGACACGGCCCGCAGATCGGCACCTACGAGATGCTCTACGAGCACACGGCGGGCGAGCTGATCACCGACACCGCCGAGATCATCGGCCTCAAGACCAAGGGCACGCCCGAGGTGGCCACCGCGCCGGTGAAGAACGCCAAGCGCGTGATGATCGGCACCGAGGACGAGCCCGGCCTCATCGAATTCGCGGCCGACATGTTCCGCACCGGCCGCTTCTATCCCAACCCGAAATCGCTGCTCTGCGACGCGAAGTACTGCCCGCGGCACGGCGTCTGCAAATTCCACGAGTAACGAGGCACCCATGAATGCACCCGCACAACTGAGCGAAGTGAAGGCAGCCGGCGGCGTGCCGGCGCTGATGCCGGACCAGGCCGTCGACATGTTCACCGAGCGCGGCTTCGTTCTGGCCAACCGAATCGCCAAGGCTTACGCAAGCAGCGATGCAGTTCCGGCGCAGTTCCGGTCGCACAACCTGAAGAAGGCGAACGGCGAGGAAATCTGGGTCGAGAACCCGTCTGCGATCGGCAACTGCCTTGTCGCGATCGAGGTCGCGCGCGCCGTGCGCATGTCGATCACCGCCGTGATGCAGAACGCCGACATGATCGAGGGCAAGCTGCGGTGGTCGGGCAAGTTCGTGATCGCAGCCATCAACGCATCGGGCCGCTTCACGCCGCTGCGCTTCCAGATGATCAGCCGCGGCAAGATCACGGCCAAGTACAAGGAAAAGACCGGCTGGAATCAGCAGGCTCGAAAGCCGATCTTCGAAGAGCGCGAGGTCGAGGTCGATGACATCGAGTGCATCGCGTGGGCGCTCCCGCGGGGCACACCGGAACCGCGCCTCGCACCCGAGCAGGTTCGCCAGTACGCGGGCCGCATGCTCGACCTGTACCGGGACATCGGCATGCCCGTGATCGAATCGGCGCCGGTCAGCATGCGAATGGTCGTCGAGGAAGGCTGGTACGGGAAGGCAGGATCGAAGTGGCAGACCGGGCTGCGCACGCTGATGTTCCAGTACCGCGCCGGCAGCTTCTTCGGCAACATCCACGCGCCCGACATCGTCATGGGCATGGGTCGCACGTCCGAAGAAGAGGCAGATGTCGTCGACGTCTCCCCGGACGGGTCCTACACGGTCTACAGCACGACCCTCGACGAGCTGCGCGGCGGCCGCGCTGAGCCCGCCGACGAAGTTCCGCGCGGCGCATCGCAGCCGCAAACGGGATCCGCGACGGAATCGCACACGCACGGCGCGTCGCCGGCGGCCGCCCAAGCCGATCCGGTCGACGACCAGGACGGGCCGCCGGAAGACGGCAACCATGGTCAAGGCGGTTTCGACTTCGACGTCGCCGGCCTCGTACGTGGCATCCGCGAGGACATCGAAAGCGCGAAATCGCCCGAGGACCTCGATCTCGCCCGCAGCGCGATCGCCGGTGTGCCGGACGAAACCGCAAAGGCCGAACTGAACGCCCTCGCCTCGGCGCGCATGCGCGCCATCACGGCGGCAGCCGAACAGGCAGTCGCCAGCAAGGCATCTTCCCAAACGACCGCGCCGGCCGGCCGCCGGCCGCGCAGCCCGATCAACGCCGACTAACGCGCGCCTCCCGCCGCCAAGGATTTCGACATGACCGACAAGAACGTCCTCCAGATGACCGCCGACAGCATCGGCAAAGACCTGCTGTCCGCGCTGGTGACCGAAATGAAGCTGATGCCCGACATCTGGGTGAAGCTGTCCGAGAAAAAGCAGAACGACGTCATCGACCGGCTGCGTGCACGCGTCGAGCACAACGTGAAGATGGCGACGCACCTGATCGCGAGCGATGGCCGCATCGTCGTCCAGGGCGACCTCGACCAGATCACGATCAAGGACGGCGTCAAGGCGGTCGTGAAATTCGGTGGCTCTCAGCCGAACCTGCACGAGCTCTACGAAGCCAGCGGGAAAACCGTTCTGGTCGTCGTCGCAAACCCGAGCGAGCACACGGGCGGGATGGACGAGATCCGCGGCGAATCCGATCAGCGTGGGTTCGACCTCGGCCGCGAGTACACCGATCAGGACGGCGACGGCATGGACGGCCAGCGGCCCGACGGAGACGACGTCGTCGACGCCGACTTCCGCGAGGTGCCGAAGCTCGGCGACGGCCCGACGCAAGCGCAGATTGACGAACAGCATCAGGCCGGCCGGCACGCGGCCGCCGAAGGCAAGCCCGAAAGCGAATGCCCGGTGATGGCCGGCGAGCTGTGCATCGCATGGGTGAAGGGCTGGAAGGAGTGGCACGAGGAACAAGCCGCCTCCGGCAACGAGGATCCGCTGTACGCCCAAGTCGAAACGTTCGTGATCGAGCAGCAGAAAGTGTCGATTTCGAGCGTGCAGCGCCAGTTCAAGATCGGCTACAACCGTGCCGCGCGGCTGGTCGAGCTGCTCGAAGCCAAGGGCATCGTCAGTGCGATGGATTCAGACGGCAGCCGCACGGTGCTGCGCCCGCGCGGACCGCTGGGAGAGGAATCGTGAAAATCACCGACATCTACGTTGTGAACGTTCTCGGGATCCGCACGGCGGACCTCCGGCTCGCGAAGCCGGTCGCGCTCTTCACCGGCCCCAACGGCGCCGGGAAGAGCAGCCTGCAGGAAGCCGTGCGCATGGCGCTCACCGGTGACACGGTGCGCGTCGCGCTGAAGAAGGAATACGGCTCACTCGTCACCGAGGGAGCCGACGGCGGCCAGATCGTGGTCGCGTGCGGCGAGCAGGCGAACAGCGTCATGCTGCCGTCCGGCAAGCTGAAGCGCGAGCTCGCCGAGGACCCGCGCCTTCCGCTGGTGCTCGACGCGCAGCGATTCGCGCACCTGGGCCCGGCTGAGCGCCGGGCGTTCCTGTACGACCTGATGGGCGTGAAGATTGGCGTCGACGAAATGCGCGCCCGGCTGCTCGGCAAGCTCGGGTTCCGCGCCGATGCGGTGCCGGCAGCGGCCGCCGCGCGGCTCGCGGCCATCACGCCGATGTTGCGCGCCGGCTTCGAAGCGGCGCAGAAGGAAGCCGCCGACCGCGCGCGCGGCGCGAAGCAGTCGTGGCGCACCGCGACCGGCGAGACGTACGGCAGCCAGAAGGCAGCCACGTGGCGCCCGGCGGTAGTCGAGTTTGACGAAGCGGCGTTGCGGAAGCTCACGGGCGACCGCGCAGCGCTCGACGACCGGATCGGCGAACTGCAGCAGCAGATCGGCGCGGCGGACGCGGCGGACACGGCGGCACGCGCGCGTGCGTCGAAAATCGTCGACCTGCGCGCGCGCGCCGCCGGTTACGCGAAGGCGGTTGAGCTCGCGCAGCTCGCCGACGAGCAAGTCGCCGAATTTCTGCCGAAGGTCGAAGCGCTTCGGGTGCTCGCCGGCGCGGCGCCGGCCGGCACCGAATGCACCTGCCCTGAATGCGGCGCGCTCCTGCGCTACCTCAACGGCGTGCTGTCGGCGGCGGCCGCGGCCGGCGCGCGCGACGATGAAGCCGCTGCGAAGTTGCCCGAGTACGAGCAGGGTTTGAAGACCCTGCAGAACGCTGCCGCAAACCGCAAACGCGACGTCGAAGCGGCGGACGCGGCCGCGACGCAGCTGCGGGCGCTCGAAGACGACGCGGAGGAAAGCGGCGCGGCCGCCGCGCGCGAGAGCGGCGACGCCGCGCGCTGCGAACTGGCCGACCTTCAGCGCCGCCGCAAGCAACTCGACACCGACATCGCAACGCTTCGCGAAATCGAACGGCGTGCCGCCGGTGCCGTCGATCTGGCGAAACAGGCTGCGGCACTGCACGAAGACGTCGCGGCGTACGAGGCGATTGCGGACGCGCTCGCACCGAATGGCATCCCGGCCGACCTGCTCAGCGAAGCGCTCACGCCGATGAACGAGCGCCTCGTCGCGCTCGCCGAGATGTCCGAATGGGCCGACGTGACGATCACGCCGGAAATGGAGATTTTCGCCGACGGGCGCGCCTACGCCCTGCTGTCCGAATCGGAGCGCTGGCGTGTCGACGCGCACATCGCCGCGGCGATCAGCCACTTCTCGGGCCTGAAGCTGCTCGTGCTCGATCGCGCCGACGTCCTGGTCGGCCCGGAGCGAGACCGGCTGCTCTACTGGCTCGACGATCTCGCGTACACCGACCAGATCGACACGGCGCTCGTGTTCATGAGCCTGAAGACGCCGCCCGCCGGCCTTCCCGAAGCCATCGAAGCGTTCTGGGTCGAGGGCGGTCAGGTCGCACCGGCCGCGCAGCATGCAATACGGGAGGCAGCGTGAGAGAGGACATCGAGAAGTATCTCGCCGCGACGTCGGAAGCCACGGCGAAGGCCGTGGCGACCGGAACCGGGCTCCCGCATCTCGACGTGACGAAGGAGCTGAACCGCATGCTCGGCGAGGCGCTCGTCGAGCGTGAGAAGCGCGCGGGCGGCGGCAACGAGTACGTGTACTGGCTCGCGCGCGCAGCGCAGCCGGCCTCGCCAGCCGACGTCGCGCCGCCGGCCGCTGTAGCGCCGCAGCTGGTTTCGGTCGGCCTGGTCGACGACTCGGTCGACCCGAATGCCCGCGTCATCGACGCCGCGCGGATCATCGCGGACCTGCGCGCCGACGTTGAGCGCCTCACCGCCGAGCGCGACGCCGCGAAACTGAAGGCCGACACCTGGCGCGCGAATGCCGCGGCGCTCGAAGCGCGCATCGACGAGCTGACGCTCGGGCCGGTCGGCGCGAGTGCACCGCTGTTCGTGACGATCGGCAGGTACTGTAAGCCGAGGCGTCACACGTCGCTCGATAAAGCCCAGCGGCGCGGCAGCGCACTCGTGCGCAGCGAGAAGGAATCCGAGGTGCTCGTGCTCGAGCCGGTCGGCCGAATCGTGCGCGGAACGCAGTGGATGCCCCGATAGCAGCACCGCCGCGCGCCTTCCGTGCCTCGGATTGCGCGGCGCATTCGGGCGGCTCGCACAGCGCCCGCTTTTTCAATCTGATCATGCAAACGACGAAGACACCGTGGAATCCATCACGGCGCGCGACCTCACGCGTCAAGAATCCGCTCCCGGCTCCGACGACATGCCCTTACGACGGCGGCCCCGTCGATATCGTGAACAACTCGGCGATCTACGGCCGCGAGTACGGCGAGTGGCCGTGGGCGTTCCGCTGTCCCTCCTGCCGGGCATACGTCGGCCTGCACCCCGGCACGGCCATCCCACTCGGCACGCTGGCCGACGGTCCTACTCGTGACGCGCGGAAACGTGCGAAAGCAGCCTTCAATCCGATCTGGCAGTCCGGCCGCATGACGCGCACCGACGCATACATCTGGCTGGCTCGGCAGCTCGGCATCGCGAACCACGAGGAATGTCACATCGGCTGGTTCGACGTCGCGACATGCGATCGCGTCGTGGCTGTCATTCAACAGGAGCACCCTCGATGACCGATACGCAAGACCCGCTCTGGCGCGCGCTCGCGCGCCTCGAACACGCCGAGCTGAGCGACGATGAACGCAACCTTCTGCGGCCGGCGTTCGCCGCAATGCACGGCAGCCATGCGATGCGCATCCCCGAGGACATCGTGAAGCTGATTCGACGCCTCGCCGCGACGCTGCCGAAGACGACGGAGACCCGCCATGTTGCTTGACAGGATCGGCGGCGCAGACACCGCGTTTCGCGGTCAGATCGAAAACCTGTACTGGGGCGGCAAGATCTGCTGCGAGCCGCATCCCGTGCGCCACTATGGTTGCGACGTTCTGCCGAATGGCTGGACCGAGATCTCGTGTGACGAATTCGCGAAGTCATCGTTCTTCCGCTACTCGCCGATCGCGACGGGCTGGTCGCGAACGATCCTCGGCGACGCACGGATGTTCTTCATGCACGACCAGATCAGCTACGCGCTGATCGGCGATTACTGGGGCGGCACCGTCAGAGTTTTCCGGTTCGGCTGCAAGCATGTGATGGACCGGAAGAACGTCGGCAACTGCATGAACCAGTACACCTGTACGGAGTGCGGGTTCAGCGAAACCATCGACTCATCGGACTGACCGCCCGCACCTCACCCGGGAGAACATCATGCTGCGTGCTCTTCTCTTTTGCATCAGCGGCCGCCTGCCGTGCCGAATCATCAGCGACGCCGGGCGCCCTTACCTCGAGCGCTATTACCTGGTCACGCTCTTCGGCGTTCGCGTGTACCTGCACCGCTTCGTCGACAGCGATCCCGATCGCGGCCTTCACGATCACCCGTGGCCGTGGGCCGTCTCGCTGATCCTCGCCGGCTGGTACTACGAACAGACGCGTGCCGGCACGAAGATCGTGCGCTGGTTCAACGCACTGATCGGCGACTCGTTCCATCGCGTGATCCTGCCGCGCGACCACGGCGTGCACGAGTGCTGGACGATCTTCGCGCACCGCGCGCGGCGCACGAAGGAATGGGGGTTTCTGCGCGACAAGGGCCAGTTGGGCCGCGTGTACACGGCACACAAGCCCGGCGCAGACGACCAATGGTGGAAGCGTGCCGCTCGCGGCCGCGCCGAGCCGCAGCGAATGCCTCGCTGAGACGACAGAGCATCCCCGCGCGGCTTACCTCGGACTGCGCGGCCTTGAGGGGGCGCCGAATTTCGGCGCCCTTCTTTTTTCGACTTCCCGAAACATCCATGAACATCAATCGCGAATACAAGGTCTTCGGTTTCTGCTCCGGTCTCGGTGCCGGCATGAAGGGCTTCAAGAAAGCGGTATCGCGAGTAGGCACAATGACTGGTACGTGGCGCGTGCTTGGCGGCATCGACAACGATCCAGCCGCGTGTCGCGACTTTCGCACGATTGTCGGTGTCCCGTGCACGCTGATGGACCTCTTCACGCGCAACCAGTACACCGCGTTCCACAGCGCCGAGCCGCCGCCCGGCTGGCGCGAGGCCACACCCGAAGACGTGCGCCGCGCCGCCGGATACGAGCACCCAGATTGCGTATTCATCTCGTCGCCGTGCAAGGGTGCGTCCAGTCTGCTGTCGGAGACGCTCAGTCGCACGCCGAAGTACCAGGCGCTCAACGAACTGACGCTGCGCTGCGTGTGGCCGATGTGCGAGGCATGGAAAGACGATCCGGTCGAGCTGATCGTGTTCGAGAACGTGCCGCGGCTCGCGACGCGCGGCCGCCACCTGCTCGACCAAATCGGCCAGATCCTTCGACACTACGGCTATGCGGTCAACGAAACGACGCACGACTGCGGCGTGATCGGTGGGCTGGCACAGAGCCGCAAGCGATTCCTGCTCGTCGCGCGGCACATGGAAAAGGTGCCGGCGTGCCTGTACGAACCGCCGGTCAAGCGCCTGCAGGGCGTCGGCACGCTGCTCGGCCGCATGCCCCCGCCGGGCGACGTCGAGACGGCCGGTCCGATGGACCGCGTGCCGTCGCTGCAGTGGAAAACGTGGGTGCGCCTCGCGTTCGTCGAGGCGGGCAGCGACTGGCGCAGCCTGAACAAGCTCGCGGTCGAGAACGGCCACCTCCGCGACTACTTGATCGTGTCGGACATGCACAACGGCGTGCTGGGCGTGAACCGCTGGGAGGAACCGTGCGGCGTGGTGGCCGGCGCGAGCCGCCCGGGCAACGGCACCTTTTCGGTCGCCGACCCGCGCGGGCCGGCCGACGCCGCGCAATACCAGCAGTACGGTGTACTCGACTGGAACGACCACGCCGGCACGATCACCGGCCAGAAGTCGCCCGGGCAAGGCACCTTCAGCGTCGCAGACCCGCGCACGGGCGTGAAGCACAACAACTGCTTCCGCATTGTGCCGTTCGACCAGCCGGCCGGCGTGGTCACGGGCGGCACTGGGCCGAGCGCCGGCGGTCAGGGCGTTGCCGATCCGCGGCCGCCGGCCGGCCCGCTGTTCAACAAGTACAAGGTGACCGAATGGGCCGGCCACGCCGGCACGGTCATCGGCGGCGATGACCAGGGCGCGTACGCAGTCGCCGATCCGCGCGCGAGCACCGGCTTCGAAGGCGCCGGCAAGTACCGCGTGACCGCATTCGACGAGCCGGCCGGCACGGTAATCGCGCGCAGCGACAGCGGTCAAGGCGCGTTCGCCGTAGCCGATCCGCGCCCGGGCATGCGCCGCGAGCGCGGCGACGCGTACCTGACCGGCGGCCACTACGGCGTCGTCGGCTGGGACCAGCACAGCGGCGCGGTGTCGGCCGCCGCAGGCCACGACAACGGCCGCTGGTCCGTCGCCGATCCGCGCATGCCCGCGGCGAACGAGAAGACTGTCGCGGTGATCCGCGCGCTCGACGGCACGTGGCACCGACCGTTCACCACGCTCGAGCTGGCCGTCCTGCAATCGCTCGTCGAACCGGAGGAGTATCTCGAGCTCGACGGACTATCCGACCAGGCGTGGCGGGAGCGCATCGGCAACGCCGTGCCGCCCGACGCCGCGCAGGCGATCGCCGAGGTGATGGGCACCACGCTGCTGCTCGCCGAATCCGGCGAGACGTTCCAGCTTTCGTCGACACCGGTCTGGGTGCGCCCGATCGCGATCGCACTGACCGTCGCGCCGCAGACCTTCTAAAGCGGAGGCAACTGATGCCTTGCACCCCGTTTCGTCTTCCCGGCGGCACGTCTGGAATCATCTGTACGCGTGGTCGTAAACGCGCGCGCCGCTGCTCGGTCGATGGCTGCGACGCGCCGAGCGACTTCCTCTGCGATTTCCAGACGAAGCCGGGCAAGACATGCGATCGGCACCTGTGCGCGGCGCATGCGCATCAGGTCGGCACCGATACCCACTTCTGCCCTACGCACCTCGCCGAGTCGAGCGGCAAAAAACAGGGCGACCTATTCGCATGACGATCGAGGCCCACACCATGACCACCAACACCTACGGCGGCTATACCGTCGACCAGCTGCGCGAGTTCATCCGCCATCACTACGACGCGGAGCATGGCGGCGACAACATCGACGAACTCACGAACGACAGTTCGGCGAGCGTCAAGATTGTGCGCGACCTGCTCGACGCCATCGAGCCGCAGCAGGACGGCGATCCGCTGCGCCCGATCGCCCGCTGGGTCTACAACGCGGTGCGCATGAATCTCGACCTGCTCCACGGCGTCTGCGGGGAATTTGGTTGCCCGCAGGGCGAAGACGTTGCGACGTGGCTGCGCGCGCGGCTCACGCAAGCGCTGGCGCCGTTCCAGCAGCGCGTGCAGCCGTGGATGCTGGCGTGCTTCGGCGCCAAGATCTCGGCGGACAAGCTCGAGCGCAATCACCGGTTCTTCGAAGAGGCCGGCGAGCTCGTGCAGGCATGCGGGATGACGCGCGAAGAAGCGCACGCGCTGGTCGACTACACGTGGTCGCGGCCGGTCGGCGAGCCGACGCAGGAAGTCGGCGGCGTCATGGTCACACTCGCCGCGCTCTGCCTCGCGAACGGCCTGGACATGCACTCGGCCGGCGAGACGGAACTCGAGCGCATCAACGTGCCCGAGACGGTTGCGAAGATCCGCGCGAAGCAGGCTGCGAAGCCGAAGCACTCGCCGCTGCCGGAAGCGCCCCGACCGCCCGCTATGACGGCGGGTGCGCATGAAGAATTGCCGCACTGGTTCGAAATGTTCCTGACGAACGTTTGCGAGATTTCCGACCGGAACAGCCCGGACGGCGAGCCGGATGCGATCGTCGCGACGCTCGAAGAGCTGCGCAACTGCGCGCTCAACGCGATCGAGCAGTGCATTTCCTATGCCGCCCCCGCGCGAGCCGCGGAAGGTGTACGCGCATGGGAAACCGACGATGGCCGCGTGATCAGCGACGAGCAGAAGCAACAGGCACTTCGCGATGGAGGCGCATCGGCATCGTCAGTGCGACCGTTCTTGATCGCGCTCGGCCGGATCGGCGCGGCGCCCGCTATGGCGGCAGAAGCAGTGGCATATGTGTGCTCGGCCTGCGACGGCGCGGGCGACGTGCACGACGTCACCGGCGAGTGGCGCGGCGTGTGCACCGCATGCGCCGCGCCGGGAGACCCATCATGAGCAAGTACAAGAAGCTCGACGAGTTGATCGTCTCGTCGATCGACGAGACTCCGAAGAAATTCTCAGCCGTCAATACAGGCGCAGTGCGCGCGGAAAGCGAGCGGCTCGCGCGCGAGGAAAGTCGATCGACCACCTTCGGTGAAGTCGTGGGTTGGCGCATCGTTGACCGGCGTCTTCAGGCAGTGCGCAAGACCGGGAAGATCCGTTCGACGTCGAAAGGATGGGTGCGAGCATGAAGATCACCGACGACATGCTGACCGAGATGGAGCCGATCGTATCGCAATGGATTCGCGAGCGCGGCACCTGCATGGATGGAGCGAGCTACGCAGCGGCGCTGGAACTGGCTGCGTACGTTGCTGCCCGCCGCACCGCGTCCGACAGAGAGGCGTGGATCACCGTTGAGGAAAGGCTACCGACCTGCAACCGGAAGGCCGGATCGCTGGGCGTCGAAGTGTTGATATACCCCGCGATGGAAACCGGCGAGCGCACTGCATTCTTCGGTAGGCGGATCAGCGAGAAGCCGATGTTCTATCGTTACGGTGCTCCGGTGCACGGCGTCACGCATTGGCTGCCACTACCCGAAGACCCGGCACAGCGCGCCCCGAAGACATCCAAAAATGACTTCTCTAGTGTGCGCGAATGCGTTCAAGTTCGGCCACGGAAGTCGACACGACCTCTATGACACGTTCGATTATTTCGTCTTCCGACATACCAGCCGCAAAGTATTCCTCAACGCTATGTGTCCGAGGCGCATGCGACCCTAGCAAATCGTCGACTATGTAGATCTTAGCCACCTTGTCGTCGGGAAACAGAACAACCTGGACAGTTTTACCGGATACAACGGTCTGTATGCATCGGGTGGACATTTGGATGCTCCGTTCAGGCTACTCCGATTGACATCCATCCATCGTACTCACAGCAGGCTATTTTCGGTGCATATCCTCATTCGAAATTCCTTGGGATACGAACTGCGCGATAGCATGCTTCATTTGATCGATGCAGCACGTTCAATGGCGTACACCGTCGACAAGAAACCAAACGCGAGCTTCGAGCGAGGCAGCAACGGCCCGGGCCAGTGATGCGCGGCAACGAGGACACTCGTAGTGTTCCTCAAACGGACGGCCGTTCCGCGTGACAGTCCCTACAAGCTCGAGATGTCGTGGATTCACGTCGGCGGGCACGCCATGGAGAGCGATGCAGTCGCTGCATGGTGTTCGCATCGTCATGCGTACCGCGTCAACCACTCTTCGGAAAACTGCTTCGCATAGGCAACCGCGTCGGCCTCTGTGTCGAATTCGCCGAGTTTCCGAAACGCCGCCTCGCGGCTAAATCCCACCTTCGTCACTTCCACCTGCGCTGCGAACTTGCCGTCGCCGGTCGGGCGTGGCGTGCAGTTCATCTCGTACCCACGCATCAGGAAAACCGTCTTCATCTGGTGCTCGCTGGAAAAATCCGGAGGAATCGTAGCATGACGACGTCGACACACAACCTTTGGACGACCGCCGAGGCGCGCCTGCTCGCCCGCCTCTATCCGTCTCTCATCCCAGCCAAGGCTCTATACGCAGCGTTTCCGCGTCATTCGCGTAAGTCAGTCCAGACGTTTGCCACCAGGGTCCTCAAGCTCAAGCGGGCGCAGCGCGACTACAAGTCGCGCGCGACGCCGGCGTGGCACAGGATGCGCGCCATTCTCGAAACGGAGCGCCTGTCGGTTCGCGAGCTGGTGACACGCTGCGGAGTCTCGCAGCAGCGCGTCAGCGAGCTGCTGACGATTCACCGCACCGAAGTGCAGATCGTTGACTGGATCCCGCCCGAGGGCCGCGCTCAGTGGCGGGCGGTCTGGGCGGTTGGCACCGGGCCGGACGTACCGTGCCCGGCCGCCATCAAAACCGAAGCTGCTCGCGCGGCACGCGCCGCCATGAAGCGCAATCCATTCCTCGCCGCGGCCGGTCTCGTGACGATCCCCGTCGGCAAGCGCGGACGTGTCTTTCAGCAGCCCATGGACATCGACGACGAGGACCTCGCCGCATGAGCACCCGAACGATCATCGAGATCAACCACGACTTCCTGCTTCGGCTACTACTGGCCGATCCCGTCACCCTCGCCGACACACTGCGCTCGGTTTGCTTCGACCACCAAGCCGAGCTGAACGAAGACAACGGTCGCGGCCGGCCACTCGACCTCGGTGGCGGCATTCGAATCGTCTATCGCCGGCACCACAGCGAAGAAGCGCGCCTCACGACCAAATACGTGGACATCCAGATATGACGGCACTTTTCTACCTTCAGGACAGCCGCTCGTTCGTCGGCAACGACGTGATGTGGTGGGCTCAGAACGGAAACGGCTACACGACCGACCTGCGCAAAGCAAACGTCTACACGCAGGAAGAAGCACAGGCGCACCACGACGCGCGCGCGACCGACATCCCGTGGCCGAAGGATTACATCGACTCGAAATGGCGGCCGGCCGTCGACGCCCAGCACATCAAGCGCGACGAGGCGCTGCGCGGCACCGGGATCGCCCTGCAGCCCAAGCGAAAGCTCCCGCGCGCGTACACCCTCAACTGCTCGGGCTGTGGCCGATTCGTCAGCGATCGACAGCGATACCTTGAAAATTGCCGTCACTGCGGCGCGGACAACAGACCATGAGCGAGAACAGCAAAATCGAATGGACGGATCACACCTTCAATCCGTTCATCGGCTGCACGAAGGTATCGCCCGGATGCGACAACTGCTACGCCGAGCACCTGATGGACACGCGCCTGCACAAGGTCGTCTGGGGGGGGCACGGAGAGCGCGTCCGCACGTCGGCCGCGACTTGGCGCGAGCCGATCCGCTGGAATGCGCGGCACGCCGAGTTCTTCGCCGCGCACGGCCGGCGCCAGCGCGTGTTCTGCGCGTCGCTCGCCGACGTGTTCGACAACGCTGTCGATCCGGCGTGGCGCGCGGACTTGTTCACGCTGATCGAGCGCACGCCGAATCTCGACTGGCTGCTGCTGACGAAGCGGATCGGCAACGTCATGTCGATGGTCGGTGAAGCCGCTCAATACCAATTCGATCTGGATCGCATCGAAAAACCGCGACTTCACGACAATATCTGGCTCGGCGCGACGATCGTCAACCAGGAAGAAGCCGACCGCGACATACCGAAGCTGCTCGCGGTGCCGGCGCGCGTGCGCTTTCTATCCATGGAGCCGCTTCTCGGGCCGGTGGATCTGACGCGCGTTATGCGGTCTTCACCCGATGGCGATTGGTCCTACTGCGACGACGTGCTGCGCGGCTTCCGCGCGCACAAATGTGGCGGTCATATATCGCCAGAGAACGCGGTCGACTGGGTGATCGTCGGCGGCGAAAGCGGCGCCGACGCGCGGCCGATGCACCCCGACTGGGCTCGCGACCTGCGCGATCAGTGCGCGGCCGCCGGCGTGCCGTTCCTGTTCAAGCAATGGGGCGAATGGGCGCCGGGCGAAAACTGCGGCGGGCCGCCGACGCGCACCGAGCGTGTCGCCGACTGGTTCGGCGACGAATGGTCGTTCAGCACGATGACGCCCGGCGAGCATGACGGCCTGAGCCACGACGACGAGCCGACTGTATATCGCGTCGGCAAGAAGACCGCCGGCCGCCACCTCGACGGCCGCACGCACGACGAATTCCCGGAGGCACGATGAAATCCGAGTTCAAGATCCAGCGACCCGATGACGTGCCGATGACGCTCACCATGACGATGACGCTCGGCGAGTGGAAGAAGCTGCAGGAGCAGATATCGACTACCTACCCGTCGTGGAAGCTGTCGACCAACATCGGCGAGATGGTGCGCCTCGCGACGACCACGTTTGCCGAAACGAAGGAGCTCGACCTGTGACCGCACGCCCTATTCTTTTCAGCGGCCCGATGGTGCGCGCCATCCTCGAAGGACGGAAGACGCAGACGCGGCGCATCATCAAGCTACCTCACGATAATCCGCTCGGCGTGTGGGAGCCGACGACGGCCGGCGGCGGATCCATGAAATATGCCGGCGGGACACCCGCGCCCGAGTTGGCGGCGATCTGGCACACGCGCACCGGTGATTGCTTCGTCTGCCCGCATGGCGACGTGGGCGACCGTCTATGGGTTCGCGAGACGCACGAGGTGCGCCGCATCGGTACCGAAACGTTCGAGGGTGGCCGGCCGGCGCGGCGCTACGCCGGCATCGCGTACCAGGCCGACAACGGCCGCGCCGAGGTCGACATCGACCTCGACACGTTCCAGGCGCTCGACGCCAAGGAATCGCGCGGCTGGTCGCCGTCTATCCACATGCCGCGCTGGGCGTCGCGCATCACGCTCGAGATCACCGGCGTGCGCGCCGAGCGCCTGCAGAGCATCAGCGAGGCCGATGCGCGCAATGAAGGCGTGACGATCGCCGACCACCACATGCGCGGCCACAGCGCCGGAGCCTTCCGGCCGCCGAGCATCCGCGCCTTCCACGACCTGTGGGACAGCCTGAACGCCACGCGCGGGCATGGCTGGGACGTGAACCCGTGGGTCTGGGTCGTGGAATTTCGAAGGATCGAACCATGAGCATCTACCTCACCACGCCGGAGCTGGCCGAACTGGTCGGCTGCAAGCCGCGTAGCCACGCCTGCATGAAGCGCTGGCTCGAGCGCAATCACTGGCCATTCGCGGTCAACATCGCCGGCGTGCCGCTCGTCGCTCGCGAGTATTACGACGCCCGCATGAACGGCACTGCACCCGCAACACCGGCGCGCCGGCACCGCGCCGCCGTGTCAGAAGAACCGAACTTCGCCGCACTCTAATCATGATCGGACGACGCAAGCGGCCGGACGGGTTACCCTTCCGGCTCTACGCCCACTACGGGAAACACAAGGTGAGCTTCGGCTACAAGCTGCCGAACGGCCGCTGGGCGTTCCGCCTGTCAGCGCCGGCCCACAACAAGGAAGCGCTCGCCGAGATCCGCAAGCAGGCGATCGAGCGCGCGGAGGCGCTCAACGGGAACGCAATCGAACCCGGCACGGTCGAGGCGCTCGTCGCGCGATACTTCGAATGGCAGGACGGATTGCCGCACACCGACGAGCGCCGGAAGGCCCAGTCTACCCTGGACGAGAACCGCGTCGAGTCGAAGCGCCTGGTCAAGGTCTTTGGGAAGATGGCGCCGGCGGCGATCAAGCCGAAGCATGTGTACGGATACCTCGACAAACGTGCGCAGCTCGGCGCGCCGGCGAAGGCGAACAAGGAAATCGCCCTCCTGTCCGCGATCCTCGAATACGGTCGGCGCCGCGGCGAGCTCGAAACGAACCCGTGCCGCGGCATTGAGTACAACCCGACGCGGCCGCGCCAGCGGTATGTGCGTCAGGACGAGATCGAACTCGCGGTGGAGGTGGCGCGGTCGCGCCGGAGCGTCGGCGACCAGCACCCGAGTTCCGCGTACCTGATTCTCGCGCTATGCGTGAAGGCGGCCTATCTGACGGTCAGCCGGCCGACGGAGATGCGCGAGCTGCACCGCCAGGGCATCAAGCCGGAAGGCGTCGAAGTGCCGATCGGCAAACGAAAGGCAGGCGAGCAGCAGCGCGTGAAGCTCGTGCTGTGGTCGCCCGAGCTGAAGGCGGTGATCGACGAAGCACTCGCGCTGCAGCGCACGTCGAGCGTTCACGTATTCGGCAACACAGCCGGCCAGGTGTACACGCGCAGCGGCTGGAACACGAACTGGTCGCGGTTGATGGGATATTGCGAGAAGGAGGCGCAAGCGCGCGGCGCGCCGTTCGAGCGGTTCGCGCTGCGCGACATGCGCCCGGCGGCCGTCACGGACCGGCAGGAGGAAGGCGACGACCGCATTATCGACGCGACGGGCCATGCCGATGAACGGATGGTGCGAAAGACCTATGACCGGCGCCGCCAGAGAAAAGTGCGCGCGACTCGATGAACCTCTAAATGGGCAACGTTTCTGCCGTGGATTCCAACGCTCGAGCAAGTTCTTCAACGCCAAATGAGTTGACAGGATTACTCAGGTAGGCCTCGATACGATCAGTTGATTCACGGGCGCCGACAATGGTTCCACCGCGCCGGCGCAATTCCTGATAAAGCACGGAAACATCTGACTGAAATCGTCGAGAGTACGTATCCAACAACTCCTCGATGGCTTGAATCGACCGACTTACGCCGCGCTGCCACGCCAAATTTCTCTCCTCTCCTGAAAGTTTGGCGACGCTATCCGTCATCGTTTGACTAATAGCGCTTTGCGCCTCCTTGTATGCAGAAACAATATTTCGTAGATCACCAGCGACGTTTTTTGCGCATCGCTGCAGTTCTTGCCCTGTCATCGCCGCATACTTGTGCGGCCCGGTTGGCTCAATGCCAAGCCGCTTATGCGCGTCGGAGAGGCGCCCTTTCAATTCGGCGATCGTCGAATCGGAGCCCTTTAGTTGATCCTCAAACCCATTGATACGCTCATCTTTCGCTGCGATTGTTGCTTTCGCTAATTTTGACGCAAACGCGAAGCCGCCTACAGCGCCCATCACAAGCGCCGACAACATTGCACCCGGATTTGTTACGAAAAACTGCGCGCTATCTTTGATCCACGACAAGACTTCTGACATACCAACCCCCGGTGGCACGAACGCAAAAAGGCCCGCTCAATGGCGGGCCTTGCTCGATCTATCTTCCAAGTTTTGGAATCTCATCTTCCAAAACTTGTAACACCTCAGCTTGATTCTGCTGCAAGTGCTTGAATTTGTTGGGGTGGCTGATGGGACTCGAACCCACGACGACAGGAATCACAATCCTGGACTCTACCAACTGAGCTACAGCCACCACTGATACTGCTTGCTTCGTTTCGCTGTTTTGTTTCAGCAGCGAAGAACAAGATTATACGAAGTCTTTTGAATCTTGCAAAGCATTTTTTTCAAAAATTTCTTCGGCCGCGTTCAGATGCGCACGCGCCTCGTCGAACACGGCCAGATCGCCGCGTGCGAGCTTCTTGTTGTCGGACAGCACGCGACGCCAGCCGCGCGCGCCCGGCATGCCGCGATACAGCCCGAGCGCGTGCCGCACGATCGCGCCGAGGTAGGTGCCGCGCTTCAGCTCGGCCGCGCAATACGCGATCAATTGCGCCTCGGCCTCTTCGCGCGTCGGCACCGCCGAGGTCGCTCCGTAGAAGCGCGCATCGACCTCCGCCAGCACGTACGGGTTGTGATAGGCCTCGCGGCCGAGCATCACGCCATCGACGTGCTCGAGATGCCGCGCAACCTCATCGAGCGTCGTGATGCCGCCGTTGATCACGATCTCCAGCGACGGAAAATCGCGCTTCAACCGATACGCATAGTCGTACTTGAGCGGCGGGATCTCGCGATTCTCCTTCGGCGACAGCCCTTTCAGGATCGCGTTGCGCGCATGCACGACGAACGTTTCGCACCCGGCCTCGGCCACCGTGCCGACGAAGTCGCGCACGAACGCGTAGTCCTCGACCGCGTCGACGCCGATCCGGTGCTTGACCGTCACCGGCACCGACACTGCATCGCGCATCGCCTTCACGCAGTCGGCGACGAGCGGCGGCTCGTTCATCAGGCACGCACCGAACGCACCGCGCTGCACGCGCTCGGACGGGCACCCGCAGTTCAGGTTGATCTCGTCGTAGCCCCACTGCTCGCCGAGCTTCGCCGCGCGCGCGAGATCGTCCCGCTCGCTGCCGCCCAATTGCAGCGCGACCGGCGATTCGCTCGGCGTGAACGCAAGATGCCGCTGGGCGTCGCCGAACAGCAGCGCGCCCGTCGTGATCATCTCCGTATACAGCCACGTATTGCGCGTCAGCGTGCGGTGGAACGACCTGCAATGGCGGTCGGTCCAGTCGAGCAT